AGTGTCCTTAATGAAGGTACAGGAAGTTCTTACTATTGGGACGACTTAATTTATTGTGAAGGTGAATTTATTGCTACTGAGCACTATGGTAGAAGTGTGGCTATTTCTAAAGATGGAGTTACTTGGGTAAAAGGAACTCCTATAGTAGATAACACTTCGTCAAGATGGTGGAGACAAAGTGGTGGTAATGGTAAGATTATTGCTCTTTCCGCAAACGGGGATATGTCTATTTCTTCAGGGTTATACACAACTTTTATTGATATAGAAGGTTCAAATTTAAATTTAGAATTTTCAGATTATAACCATACGTACGAATTAATTAACGGTACCACGGGGTTAATTCCCGACGCTCGTCTTTCGACAAATATAGCAAGAGTTGCGGATTTAACCATCGAAGGTTTAAATGACGTTTCTTTATCCAATTTAACTAACGGTCAATTTTTAACATATGACAGTACTTCTCAAAAATGGGTTAATGGAGACGTTACTTCTTTAGAATGGGGAAATATCACAGGTGATTTAAGTGATCAAACTGACTTGAAGAATGCTTTGGACGGAAAGCAACCTACTATCACAGGTGCAGCCACAACTATTACTAGCAGTGATTTAACTACAGGGAGAGTTTTAGTTTCCAATTCAAATGGAAAGGTAGCTGTAAGTTCTATTACTTCTACAAAGCTTGGGTATTTAACAGATGTTACTTCAAATATTCAGGTTCAACTTAACAATAAACTTGAAAGTAGTGATTTAGAAGATTATGTTCCTTTTGATAATTCAGGGGAAGATATAACAATATCAGCAGACAGTATTAATTTCTATACTGACGGGGGAGCTAATAATAACGTTACTATTAATAGTGCCACAGTTGTTGTTGAAGGTTCTAATCCTACTTTTGATAGTACTATCAATTTTAGTAGCGGGAATTCTATTATTAATGAAACAGACGCTGCAACTGGAGATGATAACATTGTTATAGACGCTCCGAAAGTTTCTACAAATGTAATTGACGCTCAGCAATATATTGTAGACGCAGGTGTGGGTTATATAGATAGTAATTTTAGTGACCCAACTACAAGTGCGGATTCATTGCGCTTTACGGATGGCAATGAAAATAACACCATTGCTATTTCTCCTACCAATATTTATATAGAGACAGATACGGTTAACAACGCCAAAGCATATTATAATGGTGAAGAAATAGCTTCGAAAGAATGGACTATAAGACAAGGTTATATTACTGAGATTAATAGCTCCGATGTAGAGGAAGCCCTTGGGTATGTCCCTCAAAAAGAATTAACTGCAGGGGATAATATAATAATTACTGAAAGTTCAAAAGGATGGACTGAAGCAGAAGTAAATACGAACTTAGGGGACAACCATTGGAGTTCAGTAGCTTATAGTGGAACAAAATGGGTGGCTATTGGAGGATCGGGTATTATCTCGACTTCTACAGACGGGGGTACTTGGGGCCAAGCTCAAAATGTTCCTAATTTAGTATATGAACCTAGTATAGGATATGACGCTTTAAGTTACGGAAATAATAAGTTTGTGACTATATCGTGGGGTGGCTATGTTTCGTCTTCAGTCGATGGTGTTACATGGGCAGTAGCAACTTATAATAGTAACTTAGGTAATCAGAATTGGAGGAGCTTAGTCTACGACGGAACAAAATTTGTAGCTTTAAGTCTTTCAGGGTATATTTCAACCTCTGCAGACGGTAGTACATGGACAGCAGCAACTTATAATAGCAACTTCGGTAATCAGAGTTGGAGGAGCTTAGTCTATGACGGAACAAAATTTGTAGCTTTAAGTCTTTCAGGGTATATTTCAACTTCTACAAATGGTACAACTTGGACGCAAGCAGTACAAGATTCTAATTTAGGAAATCATTCATGGGAGAAACTATATTATAATGGAACAAAATTTGTAGCTTTAGGCTACAATGGATATTATTCAACCTCTACAGATGGCACAACTTGGACGCAAGCAGTACAAGATTCTAACTTGAACTCGAGTGACCTTTCTTGGAGGATCTTGTTTTACAACGGAACAAAATTTGTTGCTATATCAGAAGAGGGTTATACCTCTACTTATAATGATAGCGATAGTGCTATTATTTCAGCTGTAATTCCTGATAAAGCATTAGACGATTTAACGGACGTAAATTTGACAAATTTAACTGACGGGCAGTATATAACTTATGATAGTACTACTCAAAAGTGGGTAAATACTACAGCTTCATTTACAACGTCTTTAAGTGGATTAACTGACGTTGCTTTGTCAAGTTTAGTCAACGGGCAAGTCCTTTCTTATAATTCAAATACGCAGAAATGGGTTAATGAAAATGCTCTTAAGAATACTGCAACAGGTAGTAATGCCTTAACAATATTAGGTAATGCTTCAAGTCAGTCAGGTGCAGTAAATATAGGTTATGGTTCAAATGGAACAGGTCAAAATGGAGTTGCTATTGGGCAGTATGCAAGTGCATCTAATGCTACGACAGTAGCTATAGGCTCAGGAGCAAGTGCTTCAGGGAGTTCTGCTATTCAAATAGGGACAGGTACGAACTCTACTGCTAATACGTTAAGCATAGGCCTCGGAAATAATAATAATTATCAACTTTTGGACGCAACAGGTTTAATTCCTGACGCGAGAATAAGTAGTAATATAGCAAGGTCTGCAGATTTAACTACTATTGTTATGAGAGATTGGAGTGTAGCATAATGAGTTTCTACATTGGGTCACAGAGAGTATGTCCTACTATAATAACATCTACAGGCGGAACTTCTGATGGCATCCCAAGGGAGGTTGATACTAATGGAGTATACGGGGCGCCTCATAGTGATTTTACTTTCACTTTACCTAGTAACGCAACAGACTTGGGAGGATACGCGTTAGCTTACGCCTTTTATAGTTGCCCATATATAACTTCAGCTGATCTGTCAAGTTTAACAACAGTAAGTAATCCTTATTCTTTGTATTTTATTTTTAGGGATTGTATAAATTTAACTTCTATAGATTTAAGTTCTTTAACTGTTATTAGCGGCAATAGTGGCTTGTATGAGATGGCTTACGGGGCTACTTCTTTAGCGTCAGTAGATTTATCAAGTTTGACGACAATCTCTGGTAGTAATGTTTTTTATTATGCTTTCCGTGGGTGCACTTCTTTAACTTCTATAAATTTGGGTTCTTTAGTTACTATAAGTGGCAGTATGGGGTTAGGTTATGCTTTTTATGGTTGCACCAATTTATCGTCAGTGGATTTATCAAGTTTGACAACAATCTCTGGTAGTAATGCACTGGGTTATGCTTTCCGTGGGTGTACCTCATTAGTTACTCTTTCATTTCCGTCATTAACTTCGAATAGCTTCGGGTCAAATTATACTAACCAATTTAGCAATATGCTGAACAGTGTTTCAGGTTGCACAGTGCACTTCCCGAGTAACTTACAGTCTGTAATAGGAAATTGGACCGATGTTACAGGTGGTTTTGGCGGAACAAATACAACAGTTCTTTTTGATTTACCTGCAACAACATAGAAAGGATTAAAATATGGAAATAAAGATATCTTATGTAGGAACATTAAACGGAGTTTCAGGTATATGGTGCGGGTTTTGTCCTGAGGGAGTTGAAGTAATAGAAGAAAGGCAAGTACTTTACCCTGCTGAAGGATACACTTTGCGAAGAATAAGTACACAAGAGGTGTTTCCTGTAGTTTGGTTGAAAGACGGGGATACTGCAGAAAATTATGAGGAAATAGTTGAAGAAATAATTGAGGAAGAAAACGAAGAGCAAATACCTCCTGAGAATTAAATTTTAGTGTAAAAGGGTTAAAAATGTCACAAGATACAAATATAAGTCAATTAGTTATAAATAAGTTAACAAAGCAACAATACGATAGTATTGTTACTCCTAATGAATCAGAATTGTATTTAATAACTGATGACGTGGGTATTACTGATACAGATATTATTGCAGCTCTTGGGTATACTCCGCAGGAAGAATTAGTTTCGGGGACTAATATTAAAACAATTAATAATACGTCTCTTCTTGGAAATGGTAATATAGATATTCAAGGTGGTGGCTCTATAACAATTGACCAAGTTTATGACCCTACTTCTGCTAATGCTCAGTCAGGTGTTGCTATAGCAGGAGCAAACTTTCTAACTGCTTCTTCTCTAAATAACTATGTAACAACAAATACAGATCAAAATATTACAGGTACTAAAATTTTTGTAGGGCAGAAGAAAATTGGATTTAAGCAGTCTGCTTCAAATAATAAATTAGGGTTTACATTATATGATAATAACAATGTAGAAAAGGGTTACTTAGAATTTAACCCAACAAACACTATTGACGGTGCTCCTTTAATGACATTAGGGAACTATGCTTCAGCTGCAGCTGGAATAACTCATGTAGGTTTTAGGAAGTACGACTCTTCTAACAGTGGGGCTTATAATTTACTCGCTCCTTTGGTTTCTAAAGCTAAATCCCCATTTAATTTAACTACAACTTATACAAATTTTTATTTACCTCTTGGATTTACTGACGGAACTACTACAGTTAAAACAGCAAATACAGGTATGGTAGATTTGAGTCCAATTTTACCTACTAATGTTTTACCTTCTCAAACAGGGCAGAGTGGAAAGTTCTTAACAACTGATGGTACTAACCCAAGTTGGGCTACTGTTTCAGTTACTGTGGACCAAACCTATGATCCTACAAGTACTAACGCACAAAGTGGTGTGGCTCTTTCAGAAGTTTTTAATGAAAAGCAAGATACGCTAATTGCGGGGGATCATATTACTATTAATGAAGCAACTCCTCATTGGTCTCAAGCAGAAGAAGTTAGTAATTTGCACCTAAACAGTCGTGATTGGGTTTCGATTGCTTATGGTGATAATAAATTTGTAATTTTAGGTGACGAAGGGTATACTTCAACTTCTATTGATGGTACTGAATGGACTTCTGCAGTAAAAAATCCAAATTTATTTCAACCTTGTGTTGGTTATACAGTAACTTACGGGGATGGAAAATTTGTAGCTTTAAGTTATGAAGGGCACCTCTCGTCTTCTGTTGACGGGGTTACTTGGGCAGCCTCTGAAGTGGAGTCCGTTTTAGAATACGGTGGATGGAAATCTATAGCTTACGGAAATGGAAAATTTGTAGCTTTAGGCTCTATGGGGTATATTTCAACTTCTAACGATGGTTCAACATGGGCACAACCAGAACAGTACGCCCCGGATGAATATGGGGATAGTGCGGGATATAATGTAATAGCTTATGGAAGTAATAAGTTTGTAGTGATGGACGCAAGGGGATATGTTGCTACGTCTACAAATGGTACAGATTGGACAGACTTAGGTGCCATTAGTAATTTAGGAAATCATGGGTGGGAAGCTTTAACCTATGACGGGGAAAAATTTATAGCCATTGGAGGCGACGGTTATTTTTCTTCTTCAGAAGATGGTGTTACATGGGAATTGTCAGTTTTAATTCCGCAGTTAGAAGTTGATACACGATGGGTATCAGTAGCGTGTAGTGAATCAAAAATTGTAACTTTGGGAAATAGCAATTATATTGGTGTTTGTGACGTTAGAGGTCCAATGATTTCAGCTCACTTTGACGTAGACCAAATTTTTGACTCTACGAGTACTAATGCACAAAGTGGTATAGCTATTGCTGGGGCAAAATTCTTACAGAATACTGCAACAGGTAACAGTTCAATAACAGTTGACGGTACAGCTAGTACTAAATCTCAAGCTATTAATATTGGTACAGGTTCGCAAGCAACAGGCAACTATGGTACCGCTTTGGGTGCGTATTCGTTCGGAAATGCAAGCCACGCACTAGGATTAGGTAATTATGCAAAAGCAACGGCAGATTATGCCATACAATTAAACAAAGGCACTAATAACACATCTAACAGTTTATGCGTTGGCTTTAATAGTGATAATTACCAACTTTTAGACGGTACAACAGGGTATATTCCTAATGCACGTATCAATATGGACAGCTCACCTACGTCTGCAAGTACAAATACAGTAACAAGTGGCGGTGTTTATACAGCCTTGAGTAATAAACAAGATACTTTAGTTTCAGGAACTAATATAAAAACTATCAACAATACGAGTATATTAGGTAGTGGTAATATTGATATTCAGGGTGGTGTATCAATGACATACAATAGTTTACAAGAAAAATTAACTTGGAGTTAGAGATATGGTAATGAGAACATCTATTAGGGGAATAGTGAGAGGATTACCTCAAGGTGTAGAACCAACAGTAACTGTAAGTGCTCCACCAGAGTGTTACCCATATACAGAACAAATATCATATAGTTATATACAACCTGATGTTACTGAGCCTGGATACTGGGATGTAACTGTAAGGATAACACGAGATATGTCGTCTGGGGAAGGCTCACAATGGGGACCGTTTACATTAACTATAACATCACCAGGCTGTCAAGGAGTAAGCTTTGTCGCAGATGATTCAGTAGAATTTGATGTATTCCTAAAAAAATATCGGACTGTTTCGCAATTATCAGACGGTACAAATATTTATTGGGTTAAGGATATAGATGCAAGAGAAATACTTGAAAGTAAAGCTGATAGTTCCGATATACAGACACAGTTAGATAATAAAGTTAATTCATCCGATATTTGGTATGATAGCACGACTTCAACATTATATATAGGAGTACCACAAAGCTAATGACTGATTATATAAGTAATATAAATTCAATTCCGATAGGTGGTAAACAATTAAATGGCAAGTGGAAAGTTGCTAATTTAAAACTTATGTCAGGTGTAACAATTGCTTCAAATGCTACACAAACATTTGATTTATCTGAAATTTTAACGGATGTAAATTATGATTATGAAGTTATAGGGCTTGTATGGACAGGTTCAAATAGTACAAACGGGCAACAATCAACATTAGCGGTTAAAAATGGTGACGGAGAGTTTATTCAATATATGGGTTCTGATTATGTTCGGAGTGGTGCAAGTTCTATTTTGGGTGGTGGAAATTACAGGGTTGTAATACATGGTAGTAACAGAAACATAAGTATCACAAACATTCGTAACTATACTTGTCCTGATACACATTTTACAGTTTCCTATTTTAGAAGGGTAGGGAAAAACGTATGAGAAATATTTGTATAGAAAGTAAAAATCTTTACCCAAATGCCTTAATTTACGGCAATCCGACAGTATTAAACGGAATTGTAAGTGTATTTAGTGAAGGAAATTATTTACAAGTATTAAACGGTAAACAAGATAATGCCGAGTATGTTGTAAAATTCACAACAGGGAGTGTCACAAAATCAACGACACAAGATATTTTATGTGCAGAAAACTTCTTTACATTAGAGATATCATCAAATACTTGGAATATAACTACCTATAATTGGGAAACAAATACAAGCACAACTCTATTTACTGCAAGTACGAACACAACATATTGGGTAAAAATATCAGTAAACGGTAAAACAAAAACTTTCAGATATTCAACAGATGGTGAAAATTATATGCAAGTAGCAAGCTTTACCGATAATGCTATGGATATAACAAATAGTTTTCCATTAAGGATTGGCAATCATTCTGCAAATAGATTACTTTATGAGCGTGCTTTTTTAGGTTCTGTTGACCTAAACGGAACGTATATAAATGTTAATAATGTGCGATTTTGGGAAGGTATGGATTATAAAAAATATTATCTGATAGGTGGTGATATTGCGGACGGTCGCTTTATTCATAATGGTATAACTGCATATAGCGGTAAGCCTTCACCCCCATTTTATAGTGTCATTAGTCTAGAAAATTATTTACCTGATGATAATTATGATTATGAAATATTATTTTCGGGTCATATATATACAGGGCAAACAAGTGGAAATTATACTACGACTAGAATTGCTTCAGGTACAATGACACAAGATGATTTTTCAGACGGAAAGTGCTTAACTCTTGGTCGTGTCAGGACAAGAACGGCAAGCACAAGAGAAACAGCTGCAAGTGGTACATTACCTATTTTTGCTAATGATAGAAATATTAGTTTATATTTTAACGGTTCAGGTTCTCTGCCTAGTAGTAGCACTTTAAACTGTAATGTACGTATATATGGTTATCGTAGGATTGGTACAAATGATGATAATGGAAATTGTATTGAAAAAATAAATTCATATACAATTAGTGGTGATAATTTTGATGGACAATGGGTTAATACCAATTTCACACGAATTTCACTCTATACTTATACAGCAGGAAACACTTATACGTTCAATTTAAAATCTTTAGGTTTAATCCCTAATGATGATTACCAATATGAAATAATAATTTCAGGTTGGTGTGCAACAGGTACAACTTCAGGTAATTATAGTGGTGTTCTTGTGTATAGTAGCTTATTTGATGAGTCATTTACTTTAAATATGAATTATGCTTTAAATATGAATTATGCAAATACACGAACTGCAAATAAAAATGATAACTGGAAATCTACGGTTATTCCGATTGGTGCAGATGGCAAACTATATATAATAAATACAGCAACTTCAGGAGTAAAAGCTGACACAGAAATATACTTGTGTGGATATAGACGTATAGGATTAAACGAATAGGAGGACAAATGTATTATATTTTTATTGAAAACAATGAAATAAGTGGATGTGGGCAGTGCCCTTGCATAAATGAAGAAATACAAAATATCGAAGTAACAGGAGAAGTATATAATAACTTTTGTGATGATTCATTACTGTATGTATGGGATGGTGAAAAAATTATTGAAAACCCAAATTATGAAGAGGATAAGAGAGCACAATACCGTAAGGAATTAGACCAGCTTACTCTTACACCTTCTGACGTTGAAAGGGCTTTGTATAAAGCAAAAGGAATGGATTTCGAAGATTTAAAAGCCTATATCCATAAAGAGCTTCCTGATTTAGATATTAAAGCATTAGCTATAGAATTTAGAGCTAAGGATTTTTATAGAGGTGCAGAAGCAAACGGTATCAGATTATTTGACGTAGTAGGTCAACTCCTTGGTTATACCACTGCAGATATGGACTACCTTTTCGAACATAAAGAACTTCCTTCTCATGAATAGGACTTAGTGTTATTCTCACTTTTTTATTAAATTTTCAAGTAGATACTTTATTAATAGAAAGTGGAAGGAAGAATAGAGCATGGAAAAATTTAATAAGATTATAGCTTTACTTATGGCTATTGCTAATTTTGCAAAAGATATACATTATAATGTTTCAGGTTCGGCGGCGTATTCTAAGCACCTTTTTGCAGATTTACTTCAAGATGATGTTTATGATTTCATTGATGAGATAAAAGAAAATGTATTTTTAGCTGCTGAGGAGTTACCTTTAGCAAGCGGAAAATACTTAGAAATGGCTATTCCGTTAATTCCTGAGATAGCTGAAGACGATAAAGTAAGTTTTGAACGAATAAGAGGTCTTATTGAAAAGACTAATAAAGCTTTAGAAGAAATAAAGGAGGCACCTTCAAGAGGGGCAGGTTCCTTATTAGACAGTATCTCTGAGCATTTGGATAAGTGTTTGGGATTGCTCTTCTTACAAGTAAGAAAGGTATCTTCTGTCAATGAAGAATTTAAAAAAGAGGAAAATGAGGGACAAGCGGAGAGGCCTGTAGATAGGGAAAAGGCAGAGTGGACTCCTATAAATAGAGAAGAAGTTGCTAATACTGTGAAGAAATATGAAGCTCAGAATTTACTTGTAGCTGAAGATACCTTAGATAAATTAAGCAAAAGATTAGGAGTATAGGTTTGCATATAAATAAAGAAGGAATTCATTTATTGAAGAACTTTGAGGGATGTAGGCTCAAAGCGTACAAACCCGTTCCTACTGAAACTTTATGGACTATAGGTTGGGGACATTATGGGGTTAAGGCCGGGACTGTGTGGACGCAAAAACAGGCAGACGAGCAGCTTGTTAAAGACTTAGTAAAGTATGAGAATTATGTTAATTCTCTTCACAGGAATTTTAATGAGAACGAATTCTCGGCTCTTGTATCCTTTGTCTATAATTGTGGATTAGGGTCTTTACAAAGTCTCTGTAGAAATCGTACAAATAAACAAATAGGAGAAGCTTTACTTTTATATAATAAGGCAGGAGGAAAAGTACTTGCAGGGTTAACAAAAAGAAGAAGGGCTGAAAGAGAACTTTTCTTTAAACCTGTAGATTTAAATATTTTAGAAGGTAAAGCACTCCCTTATAAAGTAAAGACTACATGTGACCTGAATATAAGGAGTGGGGCAGGAGTAAACTTTAATAAGATAAGGGTAGCTAAAAAGGGAGAAGTACTTACTGTTTGGGCTATTGAAACGAACGGTAGTACTAAATGGGGTAAAAACGGGAAAGAGTATTTTTCCTTAAATTATTGCGAAGAAATTTAATGATTGTGTTCAGGTTATATTTTAGGGCTTCTTTAGGGAGGCCCTTTCTTTTTATTAAATTATAGCTTGTAAAGAAAGGAACCTGAAATTGACAATAAGTGTTTTAGATTTTTATAGAAAGATAGAAGACGCAAGTAGCAAGAATCCTTTTACTCCTGTATTGCATGATCCTGTTTTTTATATTTTATCTTATGTAAATGGGAAAGTAAAAGAGCTAACATTAAAGCTCTCAGGGGAAGTTGAATATCCTTTGGTAGTATCAAAAGATTTTGAAATAGAAAGTTATAAAAGTTATATTATCATCACAGATTATTTACTAGGGGAACAAGGGGACAATGTAAGAAAGAAATGGGGACTTTCTAAAGAAGATTTTAGAGAGCTAATTTTTGAAATGTATTTTGCTTTAATTAAAGAACATTCTACTTGCAACTGCATTAAAAGAGCTTTCTTAGTTTTGTTAGGTATTTGGAAGTTTTTTGCAGGAAGGAAGATAAAATGATTTCAGGTGGAATTGTAGAGGGTGGGGCAACCCTCATTGTAGCAATTATAGGTGGTATATTTATTTTTGGGCAAATGAAGAGTAACGCTGAAAGAAATGCTGCAGATATAGAAGTTATAAAAAATATGATGTATGAGTTCCAAAAAGATATGAAGGATATGATAACTAAAAATATGTCTGATATGAAGGAACTTTTAGATACTAATAAAGAAAACCAAAGGGACGCTTTGAATCGAGAGATATCACATATTAAAGATATGATAGCTATGACTTCCAATGAGACAAGAGAAGATATAAAAAGGCTGGAAATGAGGCAAGACCAAGCTAACCACTTAAGAGAGAAATACGCTATCTTAGCTCAGTCTGTGAAAAGCTTGCACAAACGGTTAGACATAGAGCCTCCTCCTTTATTGGAGAACGACGAACAGTAGATTAAATTCTCCTATAGATAGGAGTTGAAGTTATGTGCAGATTTCTTACAGGAAAGGCTCGTGTAGAACAAACAGACTTAAAGAGAATGTGGAAGCTCTTAGATAACGAGCTTTTTAAATCTGATAGTGGTAAACTTTATTTAGCCCCAAGAAATATGTATACAGACTTTTATACTATTCCAGGGTTTGTAGCTCCTATTGCAGGTTCTCCTGTTGACTATGACGTTAGGTGTTCGTCGATTCATGATCTTTGGTGCTATACTCACGAAGCTCTTATAGTGAATTTAACTGAAAAAGAATTAAGGGATAAAGGTTATTTAAGGTTTTTAGGGAAAAATAATATGTGGGTGTGTGAAGACGTTCCTTCTGAGTTTTTGTCTAAGAGAAAAGTTGGGAAAATAGAAACGAATAATATATTATATGAATGTATGGAAGCTGCAGACGTTCCTTTATGGGCACGGGTTAAAATTAGGGCCGGCGTAGTTTTTAATGTAGGGTGGCATATAGATATATTGACACATAAAGTTTTTGAGTTAGACTTAAATAGAGTTTATGAAGAGGAATTTTGGAGAGAGCATGTGCCAAGAAGATATTAAAGAAGACGAAGATATAATTAAGTTTTGTAAAAATTGCCATGGGGCAGAGCCTTGCCTTTGCGGAAATCCTGACTATGTAAAAACATGGAATTTTATATATTGGACTTTTAAAAATTGTAAAATGTGAGATTTTGCGTAACCTTGTCAAGTTTTAGAAAATGTGCTATTATGAGGGCATGTTTGATATAGTAGGAATTGAAGAACTTAAAGAGAAGTATTACGGAAGACCTGACTGTGCTGGGATTAATTTTACGTCTAATAATTTGAAGTACGGAAATATAGTGTTCTTAAAAAAGATAGATGGTTCTTCCGTATATTATGGCCTATCTCAAATTCTTTATTTTAAAATAATAGGTAGAGAAGTTATTGTGCAAGATAAAGATTTCTTTTCTTATTACGGGTAGGAGGATAAGTGGGAACTATAGAACCTTATAGAATAGAAATTTTAGACTTAGAAAAGGATAATTATGCTTTTTTTCATGATATAGTTCGTGTAAATAATGATACTTATTATAAGCTTATTTCGGGAACGTGCACATTTACTAAGGGGCACTTTATAGGTACCAGGAGTGACCGTGTGGAAGATTTAGAGAGATTTTTATTAACGGGAGCTTCAATGTGCTATGGAAGATTCGTGAGAGTTCGTGATACTCTATTTTTAGAGGAGGAGGTTGTAAGTTATTATGCTTGAGTTTAAAGAAGCTACGTATTTATACAGATTGGGGGTATGTTCAGAAAGAGTTGAAGAAATAAATACGACTGGAGGTTATGCCCATGTTGATTACGATAAAGGTCTCTGGTGGCCACTAATAACAGTTCCCGGGGTTCCTACGACTCCTTGGAATTTCTTGAAAGAAGGTTCTACTTTATATTTAATGAGGAAGGAGCCATTATTTTATGTTTGAGTTTAAAGAATATGACGATAAAGACATATTGAAGCACTCACCTTCTTTTTATATAGTGAGACTATCTAACATAGATTACATATTTTTATATATGAAAGAAGGTACTTTCTCTTATGAAAGTGATAGGGGGCGCAGACACCCAAGAGGAACATTCTTTGAGTATGCAGGTAGATATTTCCTTGAAGAGGAGGAGCCATTATTTTATGTTTGAGTTTAAAACTTTTAATAAGGAAGAAGTAGTGTTTTATTTTAGCAGTACACATTTTGTTATACAGGAATGGGAAACTTCTAATAAAGTATGCTATTATTTTTTAGATAAGGGTACTATGATATTTAGGAAGCATACCGCTGCACTTAAGATGCTTTATGGTATTGGTAACTTTGCAGAAATAGGAGATACTTTTTACTTGGAGGAGGACTTACCGAATTACTATGCTTAAATTTGAAGAAGGAAGAATAGTTGCGTCTTTTACTAAAGGAAGCAATGTGTGGGTGATAAAAAGTAAATTAGGTATAGAAAATGTTGTTATAACAGATATGAGGTGCTATAAAAGAGTGAATCACTGTTGGTGTGATTTTTATTGTGTAATAGATAAGAGTGCAGTATATTTGATGAGAAGGGAGCCAAGCTACTATGCTTAAATTTGGAAAAGGAAAAGTAATGGTAATAGAATCCACGCGTGAGCCTTCCATGGCAAAGCTTACTGTCTTAGAGGAAGCAGAAATCTTCATATTCTACCTTCAAGGGTATTCGTGTAAAAAGAAGTACCAGAAATTCGGAGAAACGACTTATGGGATTCTTCCATGTGAAGATAGAATATTAAGTTGTATTTGTGAATATGATACATTGTACTACATAGACGAGGAACCAGTTTGGTATGCTTAAGTTAAAAGAAGGAAAGATAATAGCTTACTGTGGACATTATGGAGGGCATGTCCTGAGAGTTGCTGTTGACATAAAAGGAGACAGGAAATCCATGTTTTTCATAGATTGTCGTAAACTACGGTGTGCTCCTACTCTTGACTGGTCTCGGGAATATAGAAAAATGGACTGCTTCTTAGACGGGAGAGGTACAATATTGTATAATGAGATTGAGCCTAACTTCTATACATAGTGATTAAATTTTAATAGCATGAAAGATTTGGTAAATGCTGTAAATAAGAGATACGTAAAAATTTCGAATAAGATTACTAGATCTTATGAAGAAGTTTTTGCTCTACCGTGTGACGTGTACTATCCTATATTTCCACCTTATACGGATAGAGTTAAGTACAGGGATATGAAGATATTTACACCTCACCAAAGTCCTACTTATGCCAAAGAACCTGATTTAAAAACAAAGTTTTACATTCCTTTTTTAATTCCAAAGCAAGCCATGAATTCTTCTGAAGCAGAATTTGATAGCTTTTTTACAGAGGATACTATAGATAGACCTTTTATAGAAACTTCTAAAAAAAGAGAATTACCAATAGCTACTAAGGTAGTGGTTCATCAAGGTCAGTCTATAAGTAAGTTTTTTGTAGATAAGAAACTTGTAGTTACAGGAGCTGACGGAATGATGCTGCTTCGCATGTATTTATCACCTTTAGCAAAGGACGAAGACGGTGAAATAGAGCAGCAGGAGGAGACAAAAGTTGAAGGGGAAGATTATTCACCTAAGAACGAGGAAGGAAGTTCTATGGGATTAGGGTCTGCCTTAGGGTCTGCGAAGAGCGATAATGCAGCAACAATGGAAGATTTGGAAAGTGGTTTTACAATGAATATACCTGATGAGGATGGTTAATATGGAAAAAATGTATGAAGAAATATTAAGTTTAGTAGAAGAATTTATCAATGAGCTTGACGACGAGACTGTAAATAACTCTGCGGAGAAGAGAAGAGAGAATGAAGGAAAGGCTATTGATAAGTATTTAGAAGCAGTTCGTAAAAATAATGGAAATTATGACGCTGAAGAGGTACAACAGGCGAGAGAAGACGGAAGAGTTGCTCGAGAAAAATATCAAAAGAATCAAGACCTTAGGGCTAAGCGTGATAAAAGACTTGAAAAGAAATTAGCAGATTTCAAAGAAAGATTATTAAATAGGAAGCCTCAGACTGCAAAAGAAACTCAAAGGGCAGAGTCTGAACATGGTAATGCTATGATAGATCAGCATTTGAGAAATAAATTAGAAAAGTCTTTTGCGGTTTCTAATGAGTGTTTTGAAGAAATATTAAGTTTAGTAGAAGAATTTATCAATGAGCTTGATACAGAGACAGTTCAGGCAGCTTACGACAAAAGAAGACAAAATTCTTTGGACGCGGATAGAAAGCTTACAGCAGCCTTAAGAGACCCTGAGTCTTCTGAGGATAAAATAAACTCTCTTACAAAGAATGCTTTAGATGCGGACGCTAAATTTAGTAAGAGTGTTAATCTTGTAGGGGCTCGTAATAAGAGACTTGAAAAGAAATTAGCAGATTTTAAGGAAAGATTGCTGAATAGAAAACCTCAAACGGCAAAAGAAACTCAAAAAGCAGCTTCGGATCATGCTAATGCTATGATAGATCAGCACTACAGAAATAAATTGGAAAAGGTTTTTTCGAATGAGTGTTTTGAAAGTTTAATGCTTCTTATTGAAGGAGAATTAATAGATTTTCAGCAGAAAAGAAAAGAAAAAGTTTTGGATAGGAATGCACATAAAATGGCAGAAATGATGCAAGACGGTTCTCTTAATGCTGTAAGAGTTCTTCCAAATATGGAGTTAATAGGAGACCCTGCTGCCATTAAGAAAGTTAAAGATATACAAGCTGAGAACGAAGAAGTTATAAGGAAGTGTAAGAAACATGGCTAAGCCATTAAATGCTTATATAAAAAATGCTATAGGGCAACTTTTTGACGAAATTGAAGATAAGTGTCATGTAAAGTTTGCTACTTTTACTGCTTCAGATTTACAGGGGCAGAAAGAAATTGCGGCGGGTACAAGAGAATACATGGACAATAAACCAAATAACCAAAGTCATGGTATTTACAAGTACTTGTATGACCCTGCACTTTCTTTTGATTTTAGATTTCATCAGAGATTAGCAGCAGCTCCTTTTGAGAAGACTTCTAAACCGTGGGCTACTATAATGTTTAGTACTAAGCAGGTTAGAACTTTAACAAATATTCTTTCGCACGTTTATAAAGAGACCCGTTATGTAAATGGGATGCCTACACAGTTTTTAACGAGAATGGTCTCAGTCCCTGTCAATATGGTGGTAATTTCTAATGACATGGACAAGCTCTATAATACTACTGAAAAAATGGCTATGTATTTTGATAGGTTTATAAATTACCATTACGACCACGTTATTACATTCGGAGACGTAAATAATGGGGGTTACGAGCTTTATGAAGAAGTAGTAGGCAGGGCAGCTAATATAAGAGAGGTAGATTTAGATAAGCTTGATACAGAGCATAAGGGAAGTCTGTGTACACAAGCTTATCAATTTGATTTGGTTTATTGGGTTGTGCAAACACCGGGAACTTCTTTAAAGCTCTTAGAAAAAATTATTTTGGAAGTAGACGTTTTAGGGAAAACACCTCGTGATATAATTACTATAACCGAAGAGGGAATAGATTATTAAATTATAATTTTATAATGAGCACGCTTATATAGATGCTAAAAAAAGAGGCTATAACCCTCTTTTTTATTGCTTTTTGGTCATTTTTATTTCTCTGATTAAATTTTGATTTAGTAAAGATACAAGTTTACGAAATGGAGAAAATTAACATGACAAGAGTATTACCAGGTGTATATGTCTCATTAAACGACTTATCACAAATCCCTGAGGGTGCACAATCCCTTAATGTAGGTTATGTTGTAAAAGCAGACAGAGGTCCTGTAAACGAATGGAATTTAGTAACGAGCCCAACAGACTTTCTTACTAAATACACTTTTTCAGGAACTGTAAAACCAACAGACGACCCTACTTTTCATTCTATTTTAAAAGTAATGGCTCAAACAAATGCTATGTACATTGTTAGAGCTGCAAATGATCCTTTATACGGTGGTGTTGTTATTAAGAAAGCAAAGGACTTCGGTGCTGTAACAAACGTTGATAAAGAAGCTGAAACTATAACAGTGGACGGTGAAGCTCCTGAAGTTGGAGAGATTGTTGTAGTAACAGGAACTAACACAGTAGACGGTTATTATATAGTTAAAGCTGTTGAAGGTAAGGTTATTACGGTAACAGGCGATATAACAGCAGATTATACAGCTCCGACTGAAAATAAAGCAAAACTTTACAGATGTCCTGTAGCTCCTTTAAATGCTATTAAAATTGCAGATATTTCTGGAGCAGAAGTTGAAGGTAATAAATTTATTTTGGACGGTAATGTTGCTGCTAAGTTTACAGTAGGTGATATATTTACTGTAAAAGGCGCTTCTGAAGCTGGCTATGGAAATAACAACGGTGACTTTACTGTAGTTTCTGCTGAGTTTGATATGGAAGCTAACAAGACTGAAGTAGTTGTAAAAGAAGCTGTTGTAGAAGGTGCTGACGGAGCAGCTTACTTTAATAGCATGGCTAACCCTGAAGCTTTCGCTAATTTCTTTACAGAAGAAGACTTAATGCTTATTACAGGTATTGACGCAGGTGCTTACAACGGTAAATTAGCATATACAATTCTTTCAGCTTTGGATAACCCTGACGAATTGGTTTATCACAAAGGCGCTGTAGGTATCTTTGAAGAACCTTGTACTTTTGATACTATGCAATTAGGAGTTATAAATACTGAAACTAACGAACAGCTTGAATCTTTCACATTTAGTAGAGACCCTGAAGCTAAAGCTATTGACGGTTCTTTACTTTATGTAGACGACGTTGTAGCAGGATCAGCATATATTAAAGTTATAAACAATGAAAATAATATAGAATGTCCTACTTCAACATTGGCAGGTACTCCTGTTTCAGCTACAGGTGGTTCAAATGGTGAAGCTGTTACTCCTGCAGATTTAGTAAAAGCATTAACAGTTTTTGAAGATAAAACTATTCCTATTTCTATTTTAGGTAACGGCTGTTCTGCTGAAGCTGAAACTACTTTATTTCAACAGGCATTGGTTCAATTAGCAGTAACAAGAAAAGACTGCATGGTGTTCTTGAACTCTCGTAAGACCGATGAAAAAGCTACACTTCCTTCAACAAGAGCTGCTAATATTGTAGATTATAAGAAAAATACTTTAGCAAATACTTCTTTCTACGGTTGTATGTATGCTCCTCACGTTGTAACGGCTGACCTATTTAATTCAAGAGACGTTGAAATAGGTTCTGAATCTGTTGCTATAGCAGGATGGTTAAATGTTATTACTAATTTGAGATACCCATATGCTTATGCAGGACCAAGAAACGGCTTAGTTACAGGCGTTGTAGCTAATTGGAAAATAGGAGATATGAGTGGTGAAGCTGAAGCTTTGAACGACGCTTCTATTAACTATGTAGCTTATGACGGTAAAGTTGGAAGATACTACATGCAGTGTCAAAATACTTTGCAGGTAGCTAATTCTGCTATGAGAAATATAGGTACAGTACTTAATATCTTAGATATTAAAGAAACTCTTGCTATTAACTTGAAAGAGTACTTACAATTACCTATAACAGATGAATTGAGAAGAGATATTGTAACAACAGCAGATGATTATTTGTCTCCTATGGTAGGCACAAGATTTTATAATTATGCTTTCCAAGACATTACAACAGATGCTGATATCGCGGATAACACATTAAGATTCTTGCTTACAATAGCTCCTACAGCCTATGCAAACCGTATTTATTTAACAATAAATATTGTAAGAGCAGGATTTAACTTCTCTATCTTGCAATCTGCATAGTATAAGTCCTCCCTTTTTATATAAGAAAAGTCACAGTTTCGGCTGTGACTTTTCATTAAGTATTGTTAAGTAAGGGATTGACAAAAATTTATTATAGCTGTATTATATGTATAAAATAGTTGTCGAGGCTAACAGTAAATAGTTAGTGCAAAAATAAAGTCGTACCACAATAGAGGCGCGACTTTATTTTATTATTGGGAATTACCATTAACCTTGCACTTACCCTATTTTTATGATAGAATTAAGGCATGACAAATGAAATTAAAGAAAAGAAATTTATTGTAGAAAAAGTTGTGTACTATAACTCTCAAAAATTGTGGGGTGTAATTGGTTTATCCCCTGTAGACTCCTTAGGTGACATGGAATTTGAACTTCTAAATATGTACGGCTCTATAAGCGCTTGCGGGAGCTTTCCTAAACCTTTTGAGGGCGCAGAAGTAATTATTTCAGGTGATATTATAGTGAACCCTCAGTACGGAAAGCAGATTTCTGTTAAGAGCTTAACAATAGCCCAAGATACTTCTTCAAAAGAGGGTGTTATTAATTACTTAGCAAAAGGAGAGATTGAGGGTATAGGTATTCAACTTGCAGAAAAAATTTATGAAACTTTTGGTGATGATACTATAGAAATTGTAACTAACCAAACTGACCGTTTATTGGAAGTTTACGGTATAGGGAAAAAGACTGTTAAGAAAGTTAAAGAAAGCTTAACATTTCTTAAAACTCATGAACCTACTATTAAATACTTAACAAAGATAGGTATTTCTTACCGTACCATAATGAAGCTTATAGAAGAGTTTGGTGACGAAACAGTTAGTATTATTCAGGCCAACCCTTATGAAATTTTAGACGTTTCGAAGGAGCTTACTTTTAAGCAGGTAGACGATATATACTTAAAGGCAGGAGGAAACCCTACAGGTTCTTTGCGGTTAAAAATAGCCTTCTTGTACCTCCTTAAGCAACAAGCTATGATGGAAGGTTCCACAGGTTGTGTGAGAAGTTCTTTAAGTAGAAAATTTTATTCTCTCTTAGACATTTCAGGTTCTGAGGATTACTTCGGAGATACAATGGAAGAACTTGAGCAAGAGAAAAAAGTAGTACTTGGTGGGGGACTCTATGTTTACTATAAAGAGTACTTAGATATAGAAAGGGAAATAGCTGAGAAAGTTAAGTCTCTTGAGAAGTCTTATATGCCAAGCAAGAAGATAAAAGAAGATATTGTAGAAGAGGAAATAGGGAATTTCCCTTATACTTTAAACGAGCAGCAGAAAAAAGCGGTCCATGATTGCTTAAACACAAACGTGGCAGTTCTGTCAGGACCAGCAGGTTCAGGAAAGTCAAGTATTACAAAGGCACTTTACAGGATTTATAGTAGATGTGGGTTTAACGTAGTACTATTAAGTCCTACTGCTAAAGCTGCAAGAAGACTCGAAGAGTGCACAGGCGGTGAAGCAAGAACTATTCACAAGTTTCTTAAAATGACTAAAGACGGTGACTCTCACCTTTATGAGGACTATATAAAAGATACAGTTCTTATAATAGACGAAGCAAGTATGATGGATATTATTTTGTTTAATAACTTACTTAAAGGAGCTACAATGAGTACAAGAGTTCTTTTAGTAGGGGATAATAACCAACTTCCTTCGGTTCAAGCAGGGAACGTTTTAGGAGATACTATAGATTCTGAGAATGTTCATGTTTCTTTATTGACAGACATTATGAGACAGCAGGAAAATAGTAGTATTATTAAGTACTGTTCCATGATAAATAACGGAAAGGTATTTGAGCCTGTAGAGAAAGAAGATTTTCTTTATGAGGAATTTGGAACTGCTGATGAGCTTAAGGAAAAGTTTTTACCTTTGTATAAAGCAGAAGTAAAAGCTGTAGGGTTAAATGAGGTTCAGGTTATAGCTCCTTATAAGAAAGGGGAAATAGGCATGAATAACCTTAACACTATACTTCAGAAAGAGATGAATGCTAAAGGTAAAGAAGCTCTTGAGGGCTATAAAGTCGGGGACAAGGTAAGGCACACGCAAAATAACTATAAGAAGGATGTTTTTAATGGTGAGACGGGTGTTATCTTGAGTTATGACTCAGAAGAAGACGAAATGCTTGTAGATTACGGAGACAGAATAGTCCCTTATAACAGGTTAGACGTTGCTGAGTTGACTTTATCTTATTGCTCTACAGTTCATGCAAGTCAGGGGTCTGAGTACAAAGTGGTATTTGTTATACTTGATGATACCTCTGTGAATAGCTTCTTACATATAAGAAGGCTGCTGTATACGGCTGTAAGTAGGGGTAAGAGTAAAGTTTATATACTAACGAAACCTTACTTAGTGGATAAATGTATAGAGAATAACAGCTATAGACCAAGAATTACAAAGTTGAAAGATTTTTTACAGGAGGTGTAAATGACTAAAATAACTGAAGGAAAACTTTTAAGAGATATAAGATATAAAATGGGTTTAACCCAAAGGGAATTTGCACAAAAGCTTGGTTCTAGTCAGCAAATTATAACTATGATTGAAAAAGGACAAAGAGAAGTTCCTAAGAGTATTATAAAAGCTTTAAGTAATTTTGGCATAGACTTCTATAGATCAATGAATGTAGGGAATGTTGTGAAAGTGGAAGCCAATAGAGAGCGCATGTCAGAGGGGGTTTATACCTTAAGTATTACAGCTAAAGTAGAAGACCTAAGTACTGTGAACAAAATTACAGAATTACTTGGAGATGTTATAGAAATGAGTGTCCTTAAAGTAGGTGAGGGCTATTATAAGCAGGAGGTGTAGATGTACTGCGAAATGAATATGGAAACTGGTAAGAATGATTGTGTCTGCTACGAAGTAGGGGACGCTCTAGTAAGGAGGGGCCATCCTGACGATATATTTTCGATAGTAAGGATAGAAAGGAAAGGTGTGGGATTCCATTATTATGCGGCGCGCGAAAAGGACTTATCTCAAGTTGCTTGTATGAAAGGGCGCATGGAGATGAGATTTATTTTTAAACCTTACATAGAAAGTACGGGATTCTATAAATAAGGAGGTACATTGTGTTTAAAAGTATCGTGGAACAACTTGATTTCAAAGATAGAAAGTCCTTAGCGATATTGGAAGCCGAGCTTGAAAGAAGAAAAACTTACGTGTGGAAAACAAAAAGTGGAGACTTAATAAAGGTAAAGGATATGTCTAATGAGCATTTGGAAAATGCTATAAGGCAACTGAGAAAGCACTGGGAAGAAGTAGATTACATACGTGAGAATATAGAAGGTTGCATGGATCCAATGGACTACTATGATTAAGGAGAAAAGTTATGGCAGTATTACCTAATATGATAACAAGAGAAGAATGGTACCCTGCAGAAATGCTTAGTTATTACAATATGTGTGATTCTAAGCTAAGAGGGGCTTTAATTGAGTATAGTGAGAGGTACTGTGGTGGAATATTAGATAATGTTAGCCTTTCCATAGAAACGAAGTCTTTTGGGTTAACATGTATTCCACATTACTTAATGTCTCCCGAAAGTCAAGAAATGGAAAGGCATCTCGAGTATGCAACTTATGGTCATTTATCAGCCCTTAATGAATTTAGAAGGCAGAAAGTAGATTATGAGTGTAAGTTAGAGTTAGTATATGAAGTGGAACTGACTTACAAGAACAGGGATGTGGGTAATACCTGTTGGTATTTTGATAGATTGAAAGATATACTAACTGAAAAAGGAATTATGGAAGCCAAGGTAGACTACACAGAGCCTATAATATGGTTGAGTGATGAGTACTATGGGCAACGTCTTAGAAAATTCATTACTATAGATTTCAGTAAAGAAGTACCTTATGAGAAAGCTGTAGCATGGATGGAAGAGTATAGAAAGATGGTGGGTCATGATGCTTTTAATTTTAGATAAGAATCCTGCAGAAGCTGCAGTGAAGGTACCTAAAGGCATAAGACATAAACAGTTATTAGAGCTCATGCAAATGCTCTCAGATGTCCTACATTTTGGCTATGCTCGTATTCCGACAGGCAAGAAGCTTAAAGAGTGGATAGGAAAGAATAAGGAGTGGGTACTTGTTTATGCAAAAGTTCTTAGAAATAACTTGAGCTTAAGTAGGGAGACACTTATAAAGTACAACTGCTTGTTAGATTTACTTGAAGAGTCCTGCAGAGACATTGAAGGAAGAATTCCTATTATTGTTCCCAACTTAGAAACAGCTGTATTTAGATATGTTAAGGAATATGAAGAATTCACAGAATATTCCACAAATGCGGAGCTTCCTATAGAAATAGCTATAAAAGAATACGAGAAATATGTAGAGTTTAAAAAAGATAAGTGGAAAGGAGAATAAAATGAAAGATAAAAATTTGTTGGCATGGGACGAAATATTAAAGCCAGGAACTCCTTTCTGGACTATAAGTTTTTATTCTGAAGAAAAGAAAATAAAATGCCCTGTTTGTAAAGGTAAGGGTGAAATAAAGCTTGAAGGGAAAGAATATGAGTGTCCTGAGTGCCATGGTATAGGTTATAAGAGAGAAGAAAGACCTGCAAAGTGGCATATACATGAGAAGTGGTGCACTGATTATTGGGTTGTAACTAGGGTTGACGTTCAGCAAGTACAAGGTTCAGATAAGTATAAAGTCATGTACTGGGACGAGTGTAATGGCTTTCCTGCTGAAAAGGTGTTTACTTCAAGGGCAAAAGCCACTAGGGAAGTAAATAAATTGAATAAGGCGATTGAGGAAGAGAAAAATAACCTTGAACTTACATAAAAAAATTGTTATACTTATAAAGTAAAGGAGCTAACAAAGATATGATAAAAGACAAGTATTTCAAGTATTATAACCCAAACCCTGAAGGTCACGAAGACGCGTGCGATTGCGTTGTAAGGGCTCTTTGTGCTGCTACAGGTTTATCATGGTATGAAGTTTATGATAAGTGCTGTGAAATTGGAAAAGAGTACGGTGTAATGCCTAACGCAAGTGGAAAGAAATATTCGGGAATAAGAGCAGAAGCTTTTGGTTTAGAACCAAGAGTTATTCCTGCTCCTAAAAAGGGTGAAAGGTCTATGACCGTACAGAAATTCTGTGAAAAGCACAGAAAAGGGAAGTACATATTAACTACGGCTCACCATGATGTAGCAGTGGTTAACGGTAAATATTTGGATTTACAAGAAGACTACGGATCAAAAGTTTATAAGTACTATGAATTGGTGGAGGTGTAAATTATGGACGAAGTATTTACATTAACACAAAGAGACCACAGCTATGAAGGTTCTGAGCAATTTGTTTATAGCTCTCAGAATATTTATGAGATTATAGACAAGATGTTCTCTGTAGGCTATGCAGAAATACATGATTTTCAGATATATGTGACTTGCTTTGATGGAAATTCTATACCTTATAAAGAATGGAGGAATAGATAATGGCAGATACAAAATATTTAGTAAAGTACAGACTTTGTGCTTTTAGCAATTCCTCTAGACCTGAAGTTAAGGCATTTACAGATAAGAAAAAGGCACTTGAATTCTACAAGAGACTGAGATTTGAAGCTCATGCTCAGTATAAAACTGTAACTTTTGTGGAAGAAACTACCTATAAGACAGAAGAACTTAAGGAGTTGTTGTAGATGAACTATAAGTACTTCAGATGTGAATGGATAAGGGAAGAGCCCAATGATAACCTTGAGACGTATCTTAAGGTTAAGGACGAACTTTTACTTGAAGAATATATTAAAAAGAATAAAGGTAAAACCATAGAAGAAATAGAAACTGAAGAAATGTTACAAGATGTTAAGAAGGAATTATTCGGATGTTGATATATTTATTACATGAAAAATATTATGAGAACCATGATTTACATTTAGACTTACAAGCTCACAATGTCTATGCTTATAGAACTTATGAAGGAGCTGTACAGCGAATTGTAGACGAGACTGGAAGAAGTACTGAAGAAGTTGAAAGATTTCTTTCCACAGGTGATAATATAGTACCTTCTGGAGATTGGGATTACGAAATTGAAGAAACGGAGTTGTTGTAAATATGAACTACCTACACATAAATGCAGATAGTACCGATGGGCAAGACGCACCTGTTGTAATGAAAGTCTCTAGGAAAGCTTGGGGCTTATGTGGTCGTTTGGGAAAATTAGCTGAACAGCACAGAAAACTTGAAAGAGAACTTCTTACAGAACTTTCAGAAATAAATAATATGTCTGAGGATGAAGTTTCTGATATTATGTGTGCGCATGACTTTTTGGTAGACGCTGCTGAATATGGTGTAGGTGTTGAAACCTCTAAGGAAATAAGTAGACAAGAGTACTATAGGCTGAGAGGTGTAGCAAAGCAGGTGGGCTCCATGGAGGTGCTTGATGAGTAGACCTAAAAGAAATATAAGAATTCCCGATAAAGTAATGCAGTATTTACAAATGTTTGCAAATGAGGCAGAAACCATATCCGCAGTTGTTGAAAGATACGGGGAAGAAAAATTATTTGATATTGGAGAATTACAAGAAGGACAATATGAATCTGCTATTTGGATTGCAGAAAAACTTGTTGAGTTATGTAACATAAAGGGCAATGTAGATAAACAATATTTACAAGACGAAGATGATTATTTCTCGGAGGAAGAATAAATGCAGATAGTAACAGAAGAGCAGATAAAGAAAGCTTTAGAAGAAGCTGGTATAGAAATAAAAGAGAACTGCTTCTATGAGTTAGATGACGGTGGTTTTGGTAAAGTTATTAACTTGCCAAGATTTCGTACCAGACTTCAAATTCATGAAATAGACGGTGAGACAAAGGTTTCTTATATTTGTGGTATAAATAAGATAAATAAGAAAAAGCTGACTTATACAGATAGATATACAGGCTGCCTACATTGGGTAGTTAAACCTGAGAACCTCATAGATGCTATGTGGCTTGACTGCAACAAGTTTACAGTTATTGAGAACTTAAGAGCTTGCAAGAATGTAGACTTATTTAAAAGAATAGTGAAGGAGCTTGAAGGATGAGTGAAATAGAGTATTGTAAAGGTTGTGAGTATTATCACCCTGAAAATGAGGTATATGATTGTCATTGTCAAGAACCTTATACCACAGATAATGCTTGGGGTTTTGCAAAGAGCAGAGTATTAAATGCTGCAACTTGCCATAAGTTTTATGATGAAGTCAGAGCTATTTCTGAGGAACAGGCAGATGAATATATAATGCCATTTGGAAAGTTTAAAGGTGCGAAACTTAAAGATATAAACTATAAATACATACATTGGTTAAACAGACAAGAGTGGCTAAAAAGACCCTTAAAAACTTATATAGAAGCTTATTGCCATTATTACTATATTGCAAGTTGTAATGTTAGTAGTACTTTTGGGTCTTCGTGTGACCCTTATGATGCTTGTCCTTTTAGTGGTTATAATGAAATGGGATATGGAGAGTTATGCTAATGAAAGAAATACAGATAGAGTGTCCTGCTTGTCACGGAACAGGCTTATACCAAGGGATGTGCGAACAAGACGGTTGTGCTGTCGTTTGTACTAAGTGTGAAGGTAAAGGCTACACTACATTTCAGTATAATGAGTTCACAGGTAAGAAAGTAAAAGAAGGTATAAAAAGAGTTTTTGGAAAGACCTGCGGGATTGTTCATGGTCCTGAAGATTATAAATGTGAAGACGGAACAGTACTTCACTTTTCACAGTACGGTTGTACCTATGGTGAGTGGCTTGACGGAAAAGAACCGAAGCCTATGGAAGAACTTGCGTGCCCTTATTTGTACTACAATAAAGGTATAGGAAGTGAGCCTTTAGATAAGTGCAGAAAGAACTTAGAATTAGGTATGAGAATTCCTGAATGTAAGTGCTATTCTGAAAAAGATAAATGCTGGAAGGAATTTCATGAAAAGAAAGGATACTATGGCGATTAGAATTGAGTCCTTAGCTAAAGCTCTTGGAGTTTCTACAGAAATTTCAGAGGAAGATTTTCAAGAAGCTTCTAAAATATTTGAAGAAAATAATTTTTTAGAAAGTATAGACGTAGCTTGTAATATAATTATTGCAGGACGAGTTTTAGAAAGAATATCAGAGCTTGCTCAAAAGGTGGATAAACTATGAGAAAAGCTAAAAGTTGTTATAATTGCATAGCTTTTAGTTATAACAACAGACGTTGTAATAATGGCGGTTGTTTACTTGGTTATGACGTAACTTATAATTCTACAACAGATTTATATTCCCCTAAAGAATGCTGCTATAAACCAAAAACTTATAAAGAATTTACAAGGAGGCTTAATGATAGATAATTTTCATGTAATAGATAATTTTTTACAATTTGAGGAGGGCAGTTTTTATAAATTTGAGCTCCTCATAAGAAACACAGACGGAGAAAATGACCTTTATGAAGAAGGCTATAGTAACACTAATAAGAATATTTTGATAAAGTCTTGGTATGTTGATTCTGAATCTTACTATGAGAAGATAAAGCACGAGATGATTACACTTGCTGATATAACAGGTGCCCGACTTTATGTTACATTAGACAGGAAAGATAATAGGAAACTCGTGCAGAGCATAGCAAGGAGATTTTTTGATTTGTCAATGGCTATTGTAGAGGGTTCAAAACCTGCTATTAAGGGTATCTCAAAGGCTTTTGCTTCGGAAACTTCAAAAGTTGAAAATTCTTCAAAAAGTACAAAGACTTTAATGTGGGATGTGGATACAAAGGATAGCCAAATTAAACAAGCAGTAGTTGATTATATTGAATCTAAAGGACAAAAAGCATTTATTTTAGAAACAAAAAAAGGTTATCACATCTTTTGTTTTAGAAAATTTAATCATGCTGATTGGTTAATTTATATTTCTCAAATGTACATGAGTCATTTTGAGAATATAAATTATTATACGAAAGATAATGTCGTACAAGAATATACAAATAAAATACAAGAACTTGTATCTGTAAAAGAAAATGAATTAGGTTTGGTATATCACCCAGAGAAAAGAGACTTATACGGAGACTTATTAGAAGTTGTGCAACCTTACTTATCAGACTTTACAGGTTACGACGAAAAGGAGCAAGCTTTTAATATAGTACAGGCAGTGAAAGAATTATTGGAGGAGGCTTAGTGATACGTAAATGGATAGAAGTAACTTGTGATTATTGTAATGACTGCATAAAGCACTACCCTGCTTCGGATTCTGTAAAAGAAGTTTTGAAGAAGGTAAAAGCTGACGGTGGTTACACCAAGTTTAGTTATACCTTTTGTAATGAAGAATGCTATAAAAAGTGGAAAGAGGAAAAAGGATTATGAAGAAAGGAATGGAACTACCAGACTGGAATGGGAAATTTCCAAAAAGATATGGCTGTCAATATCCATACGCAAAATGTGAGTTTTGCTACCATAAGGATCCGTGTGTTCCTGATTATGCAGACGAATTCAGAAAAGAATCTGAGCTATCTTCGGCTGATAAGTTTACTATAGCCTTTTGGCTTATAGCTCTTGCTCTCGCAGCTACTTGGATGTTATTTGTGAAGTTTTAATTTATACTTTGGTGGATTTTTGTTTTACATTTTGACAGTTTCTCTCTCCCATGCTATAATTAAATTATAGAGAAAAGGAGAGAGAAATTGACTATTCTGATAAATATGTTAGGATGCCCAAGTTCAGGTAAGACAAGCTTAAGTGCTAAGTTATTTGCTCAGCTAAAAGCTATGGACTTGAACGCAGAGTACACAAGTGAATATGTTAAAGGTTGGGCATGGGAAGGAAAGAAGGTAGGACCGTTTGATCAGTTCTATATTTTTGGTAAAGAAACTCATAACCAGTCTCGCCTTTTTGATAAAGTAGATTTTATTATTTCGGATAGTCCTGTAATGCTTACAGCTTTTTATCATTACTTTTATAATGGTAATGAAGCTCTTAATGAGGTGTGCCATAACTTTTACAACTTAGCAGAAGAAGCAGGTGTCGAAGTTGTGAATTTCTTTTTGCCAAGAAAGAAAAAGTATGTAGCTAAAGGACGATATCAGACTCAAGAGGAAGCGGATGCTCTTGCGTTTCAGTTAAAAGAGTGGTTAAATAAGGAAGGGTATGAATATACTATTTTAGAGTGTCCTGATAAAGAGCGTATAAATGTGGTACTAGAAAAATTAAAAGAAATGACAGGTGACTTTGATGGAATGTCTGTGGTCTAAAGTTGTTAGATTTTTTAAAGAAATAGGAAGTTATATAATAGCTTTTGCTCGCTTATTAATTTGGACGGCAATATTTTTCTTTTCAGGACTTCAAAGAACTTTGTTTATGAAGTCTGAGGTTGTGGGAGTAGATTTTAAGGTTCTACCTCTAAGGTGCTACAGAGAAGAATATGACGATAAATTAGCTTATTTGGATAAGTTATGTATAGAGAACCCCGATTTAATTGGGATGGAAGACGACGAAATTCCTTTTGACGATATTATGGCAGAAGACGAAAATGAGACAGACGATAATGGAGAAGACGAAGCATGAAGATTTTAAAATTTTATACACCGACGTGTATGCCTTGTAGAACTTTAGGAAAAATATTAGAAAAAATAGACGTAGAAGTGGAAAATATCAATGCTATGGAAGATATTGAGAACGTAGACCGTTATAATATATGTACCACACCTACCTTAATATTTCTTAATGAAGACGGTAAAGAAGTTCATAGGACTGTAGGCATGCTCACACAGTCTAAAATTGAAGAAATAATAGAAAATAACAAATAACACTATATTTTATTTTGCATGATTTTGACTCAGGGGAGTGTGGTGCTCCCCTTTTTATTTGACAAAAATTTTAAGGATGATATAATAAAAGCATGGGGACATACAAGAAAGAGAGGTCAGAGTGTTATTGCATGATGTAGATACTATTGTAAAGTTTATTGAGAGCGAACTTACAAGTAAGTTAAAAGAAAATGGGCTAACAGAAGTAAAAGCAGACTTGTTGAATTATAAGAGGTGGTTTGCTAAGAGTTTTAGGTGCCCTATAACTTCAAAGGAGCTTGAGCAAATAGCTGTAGATTTAAGGGATAAAGTCCTTGACGCGATAGAAGAAGAGGACTTAAATAATTGTGGTATTGTAGAATTTAACATAAAAAATGTTGAGTACATACAAGATAAAGACACGGGAAATTACCTGATGAGAGGTACTATAAATTTCCAAGAGGGCGAAGAAAAGGCTCCGCTTAATAATAAGTTTATTATTAAAAGCTGTTACAACTTAGTGAAGTCTGTGTATTTTGACGGGAGCGAAATTTGTAACGAATGTGGAAATTCTACGAAAGACAAAAAGTGTTATGATATTTCGGATTGCTATTTAAAGCAGATAGCAAATAACCTTTTAAAAGTGGTTAATAGCCATTTATGTGATAGTTGTGACGGTATTGGGTACAACGAAGGTTGTTTGGACGACTGTTGCGGTACTTATGAAGCTCATAAGTGCCTTGAGTTGTTAGATATAGAATTTATTGAAGGCACAAAATAACCTTGAACATACTTTAACTATGTGTTATTATAAAGAAGAAAGGAAACCATGCTAATGATTTCAATTACAAAGATAATTGCAGGAATATGGATAACTACAGGACTTGTAGCTCTTGTGTGGGGTACAAGAGCCCTTCATAATCCGCAAAGCAGACAAAAAGTAAAAGAACAAGTAAAAGAACTTGCAGAAGAATTGAAAATAACAGAGGAAGATTGCTTATGCGTTTTATATGTGTCTTTCTTTGTAGCTGGTTTTGCAGGAATTGGTATTGCAGCTTATAGAAAAATAAGAAATTATTTGAAAGGAAATAAATAGTGTTTAATAAATTTTTGGTTGTAAAATGGGATTGGATTGAAGAAGCTCTTACGGATAGTGAGCTAAATGACTTATACCATTTGCTTTCTATAATTACAGAAAATAAACCTGAATATAAATACTATGTTGTAAATACGGACGAACCTTACGTTGATAAAATTAAGGCTATAGTAGAAAAGGGTGATTCTAAGATTTCTCGTGAAGATTTGTTAAGAAAGTTAAAGGAGCTTGCAGAGTTGAAGCATGACCCTGAAGTAGCTCATTCTGAAGCTGACGAGCTCTTATTAGGCTATATAAATGACCCTGAAATTGAAAAAGCATTTGAGGAGGTGCCTAAGTGGTATTCTTAAAAAGTTTTTCTGCAGTTTTAGTGGTTATTTTGCTTAGTGGTCTTCCTTGTTCCTGCGAGAGTACATGGGTAACTGAAGATGGTTATTATATGGACGCAAGAGGTGAGGTTAAGGGTTCTTATATAGAGCCTCCGCATCCTGAGAAAATTCCACGTATTTCGCAGGTGGTTCAACCTACAGTAGATTATAATTCTTATTATAAAATAAATGTTGAAGGTTACAGAGGAAGGGAAGATAAACTTCCTGTTTCTCCGGCCGGCTATGTTCAAAGTTATAGTACTCGTAAAGCGCAGCTTTACAAGAAAGAGGATTATATAAATGTTTGGTGTGACGGAACTAAGCATGTAGGAAAGATAGATTGTTTAACAGAGGACTCTGCTATATCTTTCTTTCCGTTATCAGCTTGGTCACGTGGTGTAACTACAGCTGCGTGGAGAGCCCGTAAGCTTCCTCAACAGGGGGTAGCTGCCTTTTATGTAGAAGATACAGCTGCTCGAGCAGGAGATATGTACGAGGCTAAGAAATGGGCAGAAAAGTGGGGTGCTAAAGTAATGTTTATGTCTATAGACGCAGGAATTCCTGAGGAGTGGATATACTAATGAAAAAGCAACAGATTGTAAACTTACTTATAGCATATGAGCTATTAGATTATTTAATAGACAACCCTGATTTAAGGTTTATACAAGCTCTTTGGGCTTTAGGTATAGCGGATGGGAATGATTTATTTTATGAACCCTCTGAGAGAACTTTAGAGAAGGTTAAAATGCGAAAAAATAAGGAGAAACCGAAAGGAGATTAAATGTCTAAGTACGACAGACTTCCTAGGAAGATCAAGAAACAGTTAAAGAAAAACCCAGAAGAATGGGCGAAATATATAGAAAAGAAAAGGGTAATAAAGGAGAGGAACGAAAGTTTAGATTTAATATTTACAAGAAATTATAAACACAGTATGAGAATATTTCGTAAAATGGTCGGATAGTTACTAAATAAAGAAGAGAGGTGCAAGAAATGGAAGAGCTAAGTTTACGTCAGAAAAGTGTTTTAGATTTAATTAGAAGGGTAAGACCTTTAAAAAGAACTATTAAACAGTGGTTTTATCACGCAGGAATGAAATTCCTTGAAGCAAACCAACTCACGGATGAGGAAGAGCTGTTCCTCGAAAAAGTGACGGATTTCTATGTAAGTAATTTGGAAGCTATAGAAGAAGACATAAAATTCTTGAAAAAAGTGGAGTTTGGTCCAATTCAATTTCCTAATAAGAAGAGAAAAGAAAAAGTTAAAATTTAGCGTCAAGCTTTTTGATATACTTTCCTATAAGTTTCCTGACTTTTCCTTTGAGAACTTTTTTAAGAATGGGTTTAAAAGGTTTAAGCAGGATAGGTAGGTCCACGTTTTGAAAAAGAGTGTCTATTATTGCCTTCTCTTTCTCTTTGTAGTCGGGGCTGTCAAAGAATCTCTCTATGAATTCTACAGTAGACTTAGCTATATCAGCAAATTGGTCCTTTACGGAATCCCAAAGGATATTTATAAAGTATTCTTTGGTTTGACTTAATGCGTTTTGTATAATAGGCCATAAGAATTGCGTGAAGTAAGATAAAATGTATTTTCCTGCTTGTTTTAGCATTTCTTTTAAGATTTGCTTGTTCATAAAGTTCTCCTTTTTTATAAAATTTAATAGGTTTGATAAATTTGACAGGTTTAATATAATGTGCTATGCTTATTATAGAGAGCGGAGTTTTTTATGTTAAGAAAGATTAAGAAGTTATTAAATATTATTAAGTATTTTTTTGAAGATGAAGACAATTTGTTACTTCATTTAATGGAGCTGAAGGCTTATGAAACTTTAGAGGATTGTATGAGTTTGGAAGTTTCAATGACAGAGGAAATTGAGGATTTTATTTTTCATATCAGGACTTATTATGATATTCCTGAGAGTATAGCAGCTACAAAGTACCCTGATTTAAAAAATATGGATATTTCCTACCTTGTAAAAGAATATAAAAAAGGGAAGTTGAGTATAGAGGAAGTAATGGAATTTGCGGACTTCTTGGAAGACGTGGAGAAACAAAGAGCTATAGAAAGAGAAATTATTTTTGAGCATGCTAAGATTCTTACTTTTGGATTTAAATTGTGAAGATTTTTAAAGAAACCTTCTTATTAAATTTTTTAGTGTAAGAAGTACAATTAGGAAGTTCATGAAAGTAGACGGTGTAGCAAAAAGGGTAGCAAACTGGATCGGAAGAAGTCCGAAGGTTCAGAAAGCTCTAAAGGGTATTAATAAGAACCCTGCCGTTTTTTCAGCCGTGGTATCTTTTGGGTTAGCTTCTATTCTAAGACCTGTTGCTATAGGAGCACTCCCATTTAAAAACGATAAGGATAAAAAGTGCTCACAAGCTTCCGCCGTCTCAGCAGGGTTAATAGAGTTAGCTTCTACTATAGCTATATTCGTTCCACTAAATAAAAGTATAGAAAAAGTTTCAAAGTCCCTTTATAACAGTAAAGGGACTTTTTATGAGGGAAACAACTCAGCTTTAAGGCAATTCAAGAGTGTAACAAACAGAGGGGCAAAGATGCTATTTATAATTCCTATGAGTTTAGCAAGGTTTGCTTTAATTAAACCACTGCTTAACAGTATGTTCAAGGATAAACCTCAGAAAGTAGCAGAAAGGAAGATGGACAGATGGGCTTAATAGTACGTGCTTTAGAAAAATTTGCTACTTCCAAAACGGGGGTGAAACTTTATAAATGGGCTTCAAGTGAAAAGGGGCAAAAATGGCTTTATGAGTCTCTACCCACATTGGAAACAGTTGTCGCTACAGGGTGCTACGTATATGCAACGGAAAGGCAAAAGCTCTCCCGCAGAGAGAAAAATGTTTTGCAGTGGCAGAATGTCCTTCCTGCATTATTTGGAATGGCTGCAGGAACTTACTTAAATAGGAAGGTTTTTAAATTTGGAGAAAATATTATAAATAATTTAAAACCTGAGTTAGTACCTGATGCTCATAAGATTATGGGAGGTATAAGAGTAGCTTTACCTTTGGTTACTACAGCTATTTTAATGAGATGGGCTCTTCCTGTTGCCACAGCTTTTATTTCAGGAGAAATAGAAGAGTATAAGTCTAAGAAGCATAAGTTAGATATTAAGGGATAACCTTGCACATACATTAAATTTACGCTATAATATAAGTATGACAAGAAAAACAGGAGATATATTTACCCTTTTTATAGTATGGGGCGTAACTTTTATTGTAAACTTTATAAAAGGAGCTTATAAAAGGGGTCGCTTATTAGAGCTTGTAGTGTCCTTCGGTGCACTCGCAGGGGCTTATTACTTATTATTTACTCTTGGAAGTATATATACATGGGTTTTCGCAGTACCTATTTTAGTGTTCGTACTTTATTGGGTTTACCTTTTTCAGGTTGAGAAGATTACTTCTGTAAAGGCTAACCCCAAATGGGCTGATAGAAGTTGGTGGTGGAACTTAGACGGATGGGAATTTGAGGAAGAAGCTGCAAAAGTATTTAGATTAAATGGCTATAGGGCAGAAGTAACTCAGAAAACAAGTGACGGTGGTGTAGACATTCTGATGTATAAAGACGGAAAAAAGATTATAGCTCAGTGCAAGCACTATTCAAACCCTGTTGGGGTCTCTGTAGCAAGAGAGCTAAATGGTTTGAAAGAAGATTTTAAAGCTGATAATTTGATACTTATAGCTTCTTCAGGAGTTACAAAGTCATGTTCAGATTTTTTAAGAAATAAGCCTTATTTTAAAATTGTAGATTTAGAGGATATCATAAGAATGGGTTTGAGACCTCATTCTTCATAGACTTTTACGTAGCCTTTATTTATGTCTTCCTCTAAGATAGTTTTCCAAGATTTTTTAGATTTTATATCTTTTATTGCAATTCTAAGGCCGTACTCGTACGGTAAGTTGAAGTTATTTTCATTATTGTAACCAAAGGGGCAGCATACTACTCTTGTTTCCCCTAAGATATAGTCACACGGGTTATGTACGTGCCCGTGAGCCCACAATCTGATTTGAGGATGTTCTATAATATATTTATTAAGGTTACTTGCAAAAGCAGCGTTTAATAAGCTCCCTTCGTACCTTTTGTCAATAGAGTAAGGTGATGGAGCATGGTGTGTAACAATAATAATTGGCTTATGAGCATTTTCTTCCACAGCCTTTTTTATAAATTCAAAAGAGAACTGAAAATAGAAGGCATGATCTGAAGGTGCAAAGGTGCGAATTTTACTTTCAGAGAATTTCCTGCTATTAGGCCACCACCTACCTTTGTCGTCTACAGTATAGTAAGAGTTGTCCATAACAACAGGAAGGCGGAAGTCATTCATGTTCTTTTTAGCATAAGCCATGCATTCTTCGCGGTGTTCTTTCCCGTAGAGGTTAAAATCTGTGTATAGACAAGTTCCTATAATTACCATTCCTTTATACTCTGAACAAGTATTAGATAGGAGGGCGACATTTTGCTTATCCATAAGATTATAAAGTTCTTTAATTTGCTCTCTTTTGGTGCTGCTTGGGTGTCGTGTATGGGAGTATTTTTCCATATTTTGAATTCCGTCGCGTTCGGGGTGTGAGGACGAGTATCCCAAGTGGTTCCCAATAACTGTAACTCCTTTTTTCATATAGTTGGTTATCCAATGTCCTGCGGTTACTCCGTCTCCTGCGGTATCTCCGCAATTAATAATAAAGTCATTACCAAAGCTGAAGTAGTAGTTATGGTCTGCGTTGTAGTCTGCATGAATATCACTAATAACTCTAATGTGTGATATAAGGTCTTCAGGTATTCTTTGGTTAATAACGTCCCTGTCGTAAAATATTTCTATTATAAAATTTTTATTTGTTAGACTTCTAATACGACGGAGTTTATTTTGTATAAATTCATAGAATTCTTTTGTAGCTTCCTTAACGTTTAAAAGAGTAATTTTGAATGTTAAGGAATTTATATCTCTCTTAGTTTTATTATAGTAGCCTTTGGTTAGATTGATAATTTTGGCTTCGTCTATAAAGGATTCCAAGTTTTCTTTTTTAATTTTTGTGCAGTCAATTTGTACGTCACAAAAGTACGGAACAAAGCAGCTCTCAAATGTTTCCTTTTGGACAAAAATAGGGTTTATGTCAAAGTTATTATAATAGTTCTTTGGCATTTCATTTTTAGGGAAAATTTTTGTTAAAGAATTTTGTGTTGGGTAACGCTTTAGATATGCCATACCCTCTATTTCCTGCAATTTAAGAATAATAGGTTCAATACTTAGGAAGGGCAGGTTCATATTTGTCCTTATTAATTCTAGGGCACTCCGTAGCTGTGGTGTATCTTCAGAAAGATTAGGAATATCTTTTAAGGGATTAATTACTTTAGTAGGTCTGTCACATGCACGAAAATGCGACACTAAGTAAGATAATTGATTTTCTCTTGTGTCATAATAAACGGGGTAAATGATTTTAATTCGGGGTAAGTAGGCTTTAATGTCTATTACATCTTGCATTAATTCTCGTGTCACGTCAAGCAAAAGACTTGCTATTCTATAATACCTTTGATTATTAAGTCCTATTTTCTTTGCTATTTCTTTTGCCCATTCAGGTTCTATGAGAGCAAATTCATAAGGGGATCCTTCTGTTGCAACTATTAAAGAGGATACAAAATTCTTTAGAATTTCACGAATTCTTCCTTCAGGGTAGAGGTCATTAGATTTGAGTAAGTCAGCTAATACAAGGAAAAACTCTTTTATTAAGATGGAGCTTTCTCCTCGTTCCGCTCTCTTTTTAAAGTTAAGAATACTCTTAATAGTGAATTCTTCTACGGTTTTACATGTATTATAAAGTTCTAAGGAAGGATCGTTAATGTTATTAAAGTCAAACAGGAAAGATTGAATTCCTGTAACTTGAATTTTTTGACTTCCTATAGCTTTAAGTACTCTCAAGGCTTCGTCAGCCCCAAAGTACTCTGTTATAATATCATTTAATTTTTTTATGAAATGTCTATAGTATTCAGCTTTAGCTTTCCCTTCTATTAGACTTTTGTACCAAGTACCCGTTTCTTTAGGAGTTTTTCGGGTAATGGTTCTTTTCTTGGTCATTTGTTTTCTCCGTGTGGACTTGAAATTCACATACGTTAGTGAGTTCTGGGTATTCTTTAACTATTTTATTTATAAAGTTTATTGCTTCTTCTTTGGTTCTGCAAACTCTAATATTTGTGGATAACCCACTATTTGTGAATACTTTTTTTACAATATATACAGTATTATTGGAAGGTTTTGATTTAGTAGGTTGCGGAGTACCTTCAAAAAGTTCTGCAATTTTTTCACTTATATAATTAGAAAGTTCTTCGTGAGTTATAGTACTATCTACTACAAATCCTCCGTGAACTGTTATTTCCCCATTTATTTCTCCTGTAGGTAACGGAGAGTTTGTAATTTTACGATAAATACTTTTATTTTGAGGTCTGTTCATTTCAGATAAAGCTTTTGTTTCTACTGCAAAACTTAGTGTCTTTTTTGGATCAAATAGGCAAGACATTAATTCCTCAGGTATTTCATTTGTTCTTTTGATAGCTCTAACCTCAGGGCATGAGCTCTTTAGATAGAAACATGCATTATGTAAAAAACTTAAATCATAGTCGTCTAAGATTTCGTCGAAGAGCTGCTCTGCTGCGTCAGGGCTGAGCATTATAGCTTCTCTTGCAAAAAGTACAAAGGCACTTTCGATTAGATTTTTTCTTTCTTGAACTTTATTAATACTTAAACGAGAGCTTGTTATTCCGGCCATACCTGCGTCAGCAATCGCTAAGTGCAGCTTTAAATCAGCAATTATTTCTTCAATCCATAACCAAACAGGTACTGAATTATTTACCACCTCTAAGTAGATGCGGTCAATAATACCTTCGTCAAATGTAACTGATTCTTTAATACAATCAATAACAAAAGGTTTAAATTGGTCCTCAATTTCTCGCAAGATTAAATAAGTTCTGAATTTAATTTCAGCATCGTGAGCTGCGGTGCTAAGGGTAAATCCTATTTCACCTTTGAGTGCTACTTTTTGTAAATATGTTAAGTTTTCGTTAGTTTCCATTTCGTTAATCTTTCTTATTTTTGAGCTTGAATATTTTCAATTCTTTTAAATTCCTCAGCAATTCCTTCTTTAGTGAAGTGATTTATAAACCATTTAAGTTTTTCTATAACGTCAGAAGATTTTACTGATGATATCTTTTGCGGTAAACCGAATAATCTATATCCCGTTATGCAATCAGATACACTTGTGTGATTTTTGTTGTCTATATCTTCATGTACCATTAGTTCACGGTCTATAGGTTTACACTTAAACTTATGGCACTTTACTTGTTTTTTATTTCCTTTTTCTACGGTTATACTACCTTTATCTGTTGTTTCCATTTTACTATTCCTTTAAAAGAGGAGTGGGAGTTCCCACTCCTTCTATTTTATTAATCTCTCATTCTTGTTAATGATTCTGAATCCAATGAAGAACAAATCATATATTTACCAGCTGTCAAAGCTATGTTTCCGTGTTCTCTGTGCTTGATAACAAAAGGTGTATCAATTTCAAGAATTTTGCAATCATAAGAGTTGCTACCCCATGTATGTCCTTCAAGTATAGAAGGTACAAATTTACCCGTGCTTAAAGTAAACTTAGCATTTCTTAAAGGTACAAGTTCATGGTCGCCTGTAATAGAATCGTCGTCTTGTAAAACCATACGTGTAGTAAGAGCTAAATCGTGAACTCTTGGGAATTCTTTTTTGTATTCATCTGTTAAGTCAGACCAAATCAAAAGGTCGCCTTGCATTACAGGTACACTCGGTTTTTCTGAAACGATGAATTTATCCGCAGGGTTTTTAGCTACGATATCAGATAATTCTTCAATTTCGCTTTTTTCAAATAATTCTGTGTCCTCTAAAGTTTGTGTGAATAAGTTTAATACTTCTTCGTTACTTACTTTGTTTTCATTTCTAAAGATTGTTGTTTGCATTGTTCTGTCCTTTCTTTTTATAATTTAATTTAGCAACGTATTACAGGTTTTTCGCTTTCAGGGTTTCCACCTAAGGTGTTTAAATCCCACCAAGCTCTACTATAACTATCATAATCATTTTCTTTAAAGTAAGAAGATAAGGATAAATTATGTAAGTTTAATAGGTTGTAGTATACTCTACCTGTACCCCTACAAGTATAACGAATATATAAATCAATTTTACCATTATCTTGTTGAGAGCGGTGTATACTATACTTATCTCCTCTAATGATTTCTGATGATAATTCTTCCATATTTTCTTTATCTAAATCAATTTTACTTTGGATAAATTGCTTAAGGTCATTGTTATCTATTGAAGACGTATCTTTTAAGGATAATGTATCAAAGTTGGAGAATTTTTGGGGTAGAAGAACTACTCCGCTTTCAATTACTCGTGGATCTGTTGTATTAAGTTCACCCATAAGAGCTATAATTGAAATCAACTTTTCGTTTCTTACATAAAGTAATCCCATGTGGGTTATTTCAGTGTTCTGCTCAATAAATTCACGTCTTTCTTTCTCTGTATGAAGTGCCTTATATTGCTCAAATTTTCCGCTAAGAGTACAAACGTCGTCATAAAAGACTACTTCTAAAGTAAAATCATCATAATAAGAATTTATCTTTTTGTCTAAGGGAATTCTTATAGTTGTTCGTGCGTAATCAGTAGAATGAGTAATACTGTATAATTGTTTTTGGTACTGTCTACAAGAAAGAGCTATATGTTTTGCTCCTTCTTCAAGGTAACAAAGTTGTTTTTCCAATGAATTTCTTACGTCATTTTCTAATCCTTGACGTAATTTTTCTTGGTAAATTTGAATCCTGTGCTTATACTGTTCTAATTTGTCCTCATATTCTTTGTGAAGAAGATGAGCGGGGGTAGGGTAGTCATAAGAGTCATTATTGACTGCTGACATGTATGTCATAAATATGTCAGCACATATACCCTGTAATTCTTCTGTTGAGTATCTTTTTAGTTGCATGTCTTTGTCTCCTTTTATAGTTCCATTATAGCAATCATTTGAGTTTTAGTCAAATTTGAGCTTTACTTTTTCATTGTATAAATTCTGTAATCCTTCTTTGATTGGCATATAATCGTCGTTGAAAATTCTAAGATAGGTTTCTTTTGTTACACGATTTGTTTTTAAATCAATAGTATTTCCTAAGGTATCTTTTAATAGACGATTTAAGTTATCTCCAAAGGTGATATGGGTAGTTGTTAAAGGTTTAGTGATTTCACCTAACCTATACATTTCAATAAGCTCGTCGTCTGTGAGTTTATGATTTATGGTTTTAAGTACGGTAGCATGAAGGGTTAAGTCATGCTGATATAAGTAGTTTCTCAAAGTATTTAGTTTTTCTACTTTCTCGGTTTTAACCTTATTATTTGGGCATAAGTTGTCATGGTTTTTCACTTCGTCTATGCACTCTCTCCTTGTGAGAATTTGGGTAATGGATTCAGATTCCATACCTCTATGTAATTTCAAGTGATTATATTCCATTACAGGTTTCTGCATTTGAGTTATGACGTGTGAAATAGCCTTAAGTAAAGATAAGGTCATAACAGAAACGGTAGCTAAGAAAAAGATTATTCCTCTGTCTTCTATAGAGGAGCGTACCCATTCATAGTCTTCTGCCAATATTTCTGAAAATTCTTTTCCTATGTCCTTGCTACGATAAGGAGCAAGATTTGATGTGATGTATGACATTTTATCTCCTGTTTTGTTTGTTTCTATACTTATATTATATAGAATTTTTAGGTCATGTTCAAGGTTATTTAATTCTTTCCTAAGTATTTTTTATGACATTCGTAACATAAGATATAACCTTGTGTAAAAGGGTTCAGATTTCCTTCTCCTTCTACAATAAAGCACCTTCCCTTTTCATAGTCGGAGTAGTCAAAACGGTCTTTTCCGCAAACAGAACAGGGCATAGAAACGTCAAGAGCATGTAGTAAGTCAGGGATAGGGATAATTCCTTTTAAAGCAAACTTATCAAGTTCCTGTACTCTGTAGGCACGGCTATTCATCATTTCTTTATTATAACTGTCTTTAGTAAAGAACGGATTTAAAGTTTCTTTAAAGTACTTTGCTGATTGCCATTTGGCATTTTCCCTGTTACTACTAAAAGCAACATAGAGTAGTTCAGGATGGTTCATATAAACTACTCTATAGGCTCTATTTTCTCTTTGAATTTCTTTATGGAGAATTCTTTCGTATTCTTTTTGTAACCCCTTGTAAGTTTCTTTTTTGGTGGTTTTGGTGTCTTTTTTGGGTTCTAAGAAAGCAGATAAGTCTAAGTTATTTAAAGGATTACTCGAAGGCTTATCTCGTTTAGGATTGCGTGGTTTTCTTGGCATTTAAGATATCCTTTAAGCACTGGGTATATCCTGCTTGAAATAAGTACTCTGCATTGTCTTCTTCCGTAGCTCCCTCACCTTTTAACTTTTCTTCAAGTTGTGATAATTGCACTTGCTTTTCGGTAAGTAGGCTTGCTAAAGAATTCATGTAGTCTGCATTAGCTTTCACAAGAACACTGTTAATTGTTTTCCATGCCTCTACTTTTTTACGCATATCTGCTTTAGATATCTCTTTCTCTCTATTTGATTGTAACATAAAAGAACTCCTTCCTATTTACAACTTAATTGTAGCATAAAAGGAAGGAGTTGTCAAAACAAAATGAGTTAAAATAAAATTTAGCCTGATGCAATTTTTTCAGGGAAAGATGCCAACGTGTTAAAGTTTGGCATTTGTTCTGCATATCTCTGTGCATCGTATGAGGAGTATGCTTGGATTTGTACTCCTACTCTTGTGCCGTCCGTTGTCCAATATTCAACTGAGTATGTGTCCATCATTGGTGGTGTCTCCTATTTAGTATCTTTTATACTTTTATTATACCACTTTTGACATGAAAGTTCAAGGTTATTTTCTGCTTAATTTTGCTCCGCACTTAACACAGGAAATTGTACCTCTTTCTTCAATATTCTTGAGGTCATAGTCTTTGAACGGTCTATGACATTCGGGGCATGCGTTATTATCACCTATAACATACTTATTAAAATAAGTTTCTTTCTTTCCATTTTTACCAACAATTTTTTTAGCCATGCTTTCTCCTTCTTAATTTAAACCATACTCTCTACTTATAAAAATATAATCATAAATTTATTTAAAAAGAAGTTCAGAGTCTTTTGGCTCTGAACATTGTAATTTGGGAGTTAAAATATCATTGTTATTTATATAATTCTTCGGCTTTAACTGATTTGAATTTTGATAAATCAATTTCTCGGTCAGTTATAAATCTTGTTCGTGGGGAATTCCAATTTGTGTAGTGTCCTTCAAGACATCTTATTTCTTTCTTTGGAATATCAATTATGTAGCGGTATTCAATATCTACATGGTTATACACTGTGCATTCAAATTCGTTATCTTCTTTATGCTTAATCAAAAAATTAGCAATCGTATCGCAAGACGCATCATTAGAATTTTCTAATTGCGGAAGAACTTCTTGGATTAAGAAGGCACCTACTCCTTCGGGATAACCGTCGTGATGGTGGTATAGTTTTTGTTGCATTTTCCATGTTTTTCCTTCATAAGTTCCGTAGTCTCTAATGATTATATCACTTCTTGTACTCATTGTGGTGTCTCCTTATATTTCTCTGTAAACTTTTGCGATTTCGTGGTCTGTAGCCGTTATGAATCCTACTTCCCTGTTTAAAGCTACAAGTTGATAGGTTCTTTCACCGAATTCATTAAGAGTTTGGTCAACTCGTAAAACTTGCATTGTGTTTCCCGCAAATTTTTCTACTAATTCTGTGATTTCGTCTCCTTCGTCTTCATATTCTTCTATAGATTTTAGAAGAACGAGGTCTCCAACTTTAATTTCTTTTAATTCTGTTGTCATGATTTTAACTCCTTTGTTCTTACACTATTATTATAGCATATTTACTTGTGTTGTTCAAGGTTATTAGTTCATTCCATATAACCTATCTGATATTCTATGTTTGGCTCTTTGCCAACACATTTCATAAATTTGGTCATAAGTTTCTTGGTCTGCCTGTCCTTCGAGTTCGTCTGCTACTTTAAAGGCTCTTTCTTGTCCTCTTTCTGTAGTTTTGTCGTCTCCGTATTTATCTTTGAGTAGGAAAGAATTATATATTCCTTCGTTTTCAAACATAATAAGAGAAGAAGTTATTACAATATTTTTATGACTTATAATTCTTTGTTGTAATTCTTTTTCTAATTCGTGTGCCATTTTATTTGTCTCTTTCGTAAGTTCCTATGTCTTTATTTACTTTCTTTAAAATTCTATACATATCCAGATCCCATAGAGGTTTCTCTTGTTTAACATAGCCGTTAGCCATTAAGATATGAATAGTGTATGCCAATTCTTCGTAGGTCATTTTAGTACCTTCCTTTAATAACTTGTGCTATGCCGTAACCGTTACCTTCCCAAAGGTCTACGCAGTCTAATACATTTGTATATTCTTTGTTTTCGTCGTAGTCTTCTTCGTCAGCAAAGGTATTATGGTAGAATTGTGTAGTTTCATTGTATAGTTCTAATTCACCATGATATACTTCTACCATTTCGTCTTCGTCTTCATAGTTGTAGCGAATGAAAGTGTTCGTGTAATTTAAGTCTGTTGTCATGATTTTAACTCCTTTTGTTTTAACTCTTTATATTTATAGTATAACAGATTTTATTTTAATATTCAAGGTTATTTTATTCTATGTCCTATAATTTTTGGATACTTAGCAAATTGTGGCAATATATCTTCGTTTTTAAGGTTTACAGGGTGTATAAACCTTAATGAGCAAGAGTTCTTCCATACTGTTCTAAGTTGTTCAATAGGGTAAATATCGTAGCCGTAAGCCAACATGAGTTGAATATCTCCCATATTTTGACATAAGTAGATTTTATGGCAACCTTCCCATGCAAAGCAACCTCTATGTCTGATTTTCTTTGGTTCTTGTTTGTCATAACCTACTTTAAGCTCGTATTTTTCGGGGTTATACATATTTTTATTTGAGAAAGCCATAAAGACTACTTTCAGCATACGGATAATGTAGTCGTCCAAAGTATCTCCGTTTACTGTTATGTCGTCTATTTTAGGCAATTCTAAGCCGTCTACTACGTTCATTTGACGGTCGTATCTTGCAGGAATAAAGTAGCCGTTAATCTCCTGTGTAGATAGGTCATAAGTTACTACGTCCACGATATATTGGTCGTTGTAAAGTACATCCACGTGGTCGTTACATTGTACCATTACTGTAGCTACTTTTCTTTCTCCTTCCATTTCAGGTACTTCTGTAGTAATATCTACATAGAAAGATTCGTACTGTGTTTTCTTAGTACCCTTATCATAGAAATATTTGTCGTTGTATACGTCAAATATTAAAGTTTCGGGATTTAATTTAAGAATTGTTTCTGTTGTCATGATTTTAACTCCTTTGTTTTAACTCTTTATACTTATAGTATAACAGATTTTATTTTAATGTTCAAGGTTATTCTTAGATTTCTTCGGTGTAGGATTTTATAAGTTTTATAGATTCTTCTTTGTTAATTATAGTTCCTGTGTCATACCATCCGTCTAAGTCATTTTTCAATAGATTGTATTGAGTGAGGTCTCGATATGCCTTTGAATATTCTTCAATTTCTAAAAATTTTCCTCGTATTTCTACATAACCATTAGAAAGAGCTTGTAATAGAAGGTCTCGATGATAATGTGTAAAATGAAAAGTGCTAACTTTACTAACTGTTACCAAGTCGTTTTCTTTGTCATAAGCATAGCTATATTTGACTTTTTCTGTCATGATTTAACTCCTATTATTTACATTTATAGTATAACAGATTTTATTTTAATGTTCAAGGTTATTCTTAGATTTCTTTCCCTTGTGTATAGAATTCAAACGTATTAGGGCAATAGTTTTCTTCTATGTCTGTTTCTAAGTAAACTAAGGCATTGTCATTACCTTCGTCATTATCTAAGCATATTGATACTAAGCCTGTGGCACGTTCTCCGCCTATTACATTGACTTGAACATAAGTGTCTCCACCGCATTTTTCTTTAATTTTTGTGAGTACTTCTATAAGTCCGTCTACTGTTGATGTATATTCTTTTTTCATGATTTTAACTCCTTATTTGTATTCGTTAATATATCCACGTACTTTTAATTCAAGTATGGGTGTTTGTTCTGTGATTGTGAATCTGTTGTTTAACTTATAAATTTCTGTATAGTCCTCTATTTCAGACTTTGAAAAGTCTTTGTTTGGTACATGTACTGTTTCAAAGTCTATGTTTCTTCCGAATTTGTCTGCCATAACGTCAAGTACTTTTTCAGAATATTCGGGGAAATATACAAAGAGGGCATAGTGGTATCTCTTTGAGTGGTCTACATAGTGTATTGTACCATTTCGGAAAACTTGTTTTCCTAAGAGTTCTAATACCTCTTGAAATTCTTTATTTGATAGGCATTTCTTTGTCATGTCTTATCTCCTTATATGATTTCAAACTCATACGCAAAGTTATACTCTTTGTATTTGTTATACAAGGTAGCAAAACTCCAATTTGATAAGGTCTTTTCTATTAAAGTATCTAATTCTTCGTCTTCCATGCCGTCAGCTTTAAGATTTCTTCTAATATTAAAGAGTTCTTCTCTAATATAGCATTTGAAGTCTTCCACTGTGTCAAACATTTCTACGACATAGCCATACTTTGAATTTGTTTCTTTAACGTCTGTATCTTTTAAAATTACTGCCATGATTTTAACTCCTTTGTTTTTCTGTTTACATTTATATTATAACAGATTTGATTTGCATGTTCAAGGTTATTTTATTATAGATAATATATTAGCTATTTATTACCGTTCGGGCATATTTTAGATAATATATTATCTGATTTGTACTTTTATTACCGTTCGGGATTATTTGAGGTATATTGAAGTTATATAGTCTCCGTCAAAGTCATATTCTTCAATATTTACGTTGTCTAAGTGAGTGTACTTATAAACGTCGAGGTTTTCTCCGTCTTCTGATATGCGAAGTTCAAGGATATCACCAAGAATAATTCTGCCATTATCATTTCTTGAGAAGTTTTTAACTTTTCTAAATAATTCTTCTTTGTTCATAGTACAACTCCTTTACATAAACCTAAAGTAATAGCCACTGTCTCCAAGTTCTCTGTAGTATGAGAGACCTTCTCCTACTTTATAATTTTCTTCGTCCTCTGTAGCATCCATATCTCTGTCGTTAGATTCTGCAACTTCTTTTGTTACAACTTCTACAGAATTACAAGAATTTGGAAGAAGGTTGTCTTTATCGTGCATAAGATAGAATTCGTCGTAAGCACAGTCTATGTCAATAAGGATACGTTTTGTATTTGGGATTTCTTTTGAATCCTGTATCCATTGTTCATTCATAGGTTTACCGTCTATTTCAGCTTGTGTTTCTTTACCTTCTTGATAGGCTTGCTTTTCCAATACGTCCAAGTTTTCAGCAATAGCTCTTGCTTTGTATAGCATTTCTTGTACTTCGTCTCTTGTAAATACTTTGTCTACTTCGTAAAGTCTTTCTACGGCTTTTTCAAAGTCTTTTTCTATGTTTATGTCGTTATCATTTGAATCAGACATAATAATTTCAATTTTGTTTTCCATGATTTTAACTCCTTTTGTTTTGTATAAGGGAATGTGAGTACCTGTCGCTATACTCCAAAGGGGCGAATATTCCCTTCCATTCCTTTGTTTTATCTGTTTATATTTATATTATAACAGGTTTTCTTTGTATGTTCAAGGTTATTTTAACAACCCATGTCTTCACATATTTCTTCAAATTCCTGTTGTTCTTCTTTGTTTAAGTGTTCTACGGTATAACAGTATACGGCTGATTTCAGTTGTTCACCTGTTACTGTTGCACTTTTGTATGGGTTTGTATCTTCATTGTCAAAATATGTGTTTTCTTCGATAAGCATGTTTTCAGCATCCCTCATAAGTTCTGCCAAGTTTCCTGTTTTATCTGATAAGAATTCAGCATTTGTTTCGTCGTATTCTTGTTCTGTTAAGTATGAGTAGCTTTCCAAGAATTCTTTTTTAGTTAATTGTAGAAAGTCGTATGCTTTGTCTACGTCTGTCAAAAATGTTCCTAATAACATGATTTTAACTCCTTTTGTTTTTCTGTTTACATTTATATTATAACAGATTTATTATTTATGTTCAAGGTTATTTTTAATTATTGTAGAAATGAAGTCTAAGCCAAAATTCTTTTCCCGAATTGTGTGGTTCAATGTAGCCTTCTATTTGTCTTTCGCATCCGTATACGCAGTTGTCGTCTTCTTGCATAGGAAGGTAAACTTCTACATAGTCAGATAAGAAGTAAGGTTTATTTGTGGTTGCCCCTATAAGTACCCATTTTGTAGGATATTTTTCGCCAATTTTCTTTTTGTGAATAGTAAAGGTATAGTCGTCTATTGAAATGTCTGTCATGCCTTCTTCTACTTTATTCACGAAGTCTATTCTTGCGTTTGGAAGTAGCTTTTGAAGGTTTTCTTCTGTAACTTCCTCAAAGTCCAACTGATTGAGGGCATTTATAAAGTCCTGTATTTTAACTCTGTTTCTAATTCCTTTTGTCATGATTTTAACTCCTTTGTTTTCTGTTTACATTTATATTATAACAGATTTATTATTTAAGTTCAAGGTTATCTCGAAGTTTCCTCATAACTTCAAATATATTGTCCAACACTTCCTGTTGTTCATCTGCGTCTTCTAATAAGGCTCTAAGGCTTGTAGGTGTTCCGTATGCTCCATGCAGATTATATAATTCTGTGGCATGGTCTTCAGCATCAAAGCCTTCAGCATAGTCATACATAGCATTCACGATTTCGTCTATGTCAGCATGGTCTACTACTAATGTAATAAGTACGTCTTCACCTAAGTCAGACCAATACTCACCTTCTATAACGTAGCCATGTTCTTTAGCATTTCCACCGTTTTCAGAAATACTAAAACCTATGTCAGTTTCTTTTTCAACTTGTTTTAAGAATTTTTCTATAGATTTTTTTCTTGTCATGATTTTAACTCCTTTATATTTATTATAAGTTATCACCTAAAGACAAGTACTGTGATTCAGTTTTACTTGTGTCCTTAGTTTCTTGTATTTCAACTACAGACAAGAGTTCAACTAAGTATTCTCTGTTTGCTCTTTTAGTTTCTTTTTCAAAGTACTTTTTAGCTTTATTGTAACTATTGAAGGATAAGCAAGAAGTAGTTTCGTCTGTGTTAAGTCCGTAGTAGGTTCTTACTTGATAAAAAGATTGTACTTTGTGTGGTGCTTTCATGATTTTAACTCCTTTTGTTTTTCTGTTTACATTTATATTATAACAGATTTATTATTTAAGTTCAAGGTTATTTTGTCCTTATATAAATTTCAAAATTTCATGAAATTTTTTGATTAGGTTTCACCTGTGGAAAGCTAAATACTGTGTGGGTTCTGCCTATATGCTTTCTTCGGGCGACTTGCTTTCTTGATACTTTTTAAAGTTTGTATAGTCGTTTATTGCATCAAGTTTTTCTATTAAGTCTGTAGTAGTTCTTCCTGTGAGTACAATATGAATACCACCGCCGTCATTTACAACTTCTGCAATAGACGAGCCATAACAATAAAAGTCTCCTTTACGTCTTCCGACTTTTCCAAAGAGCTTTTCAATTCTGTTGTTAATGTATTCTGATTTGTTTCTCATAGTATGTCCCTTTTGTTTTGTATATTTATATTATAACAGATAACTTTTTAATGTTCAAGGTTATTCTATAACTCTTATTCTTTTTGCGAGTTCTCCTTCTCCCTTTGTATATTCTGTAACCCAAGTATAGCCTTTAACATTATAATTTCCGTTGCGGTCTTTTCCAAAAGTTCCTTCGTTAATATGTCTCCAGTGTCCTCTAACTTTGAAGGCAAAAGAATATTCCAAAGTTCCTTTGGGTTGTATGTATCTGTACTTTACTGATACGTCTTCATTCTTTTCTCCAAGAATATAATATATAGGTCTTTGAGGTATCTTAATTGTAGGTTTTCTTTTCCTTCTGTAGTATTCACATAGGTTTGGATTTGAAGGTTTATCAACGGCTACAGACTTCTTTGAAAGTTCGCTTAAGGTTTTACATACTGATATAACTATTACAAATAAGTCTCTGACTATTCTTTCTATTCTATCTTTTAATATATCTACATAAAAGTCTGATATAATTACAGAGGTTGTTTCTCCTATTTCTATCCTAAAGGGAATGTTTAAAGATACTTTGTCTATGTAGTTAGGTATAAACATTGTGCCTGTCAGGATATCAGGGGCATACTCTCTTAAGAATATGTATTTGTTTTCTTCTATTTTAATAAAGTTATTTTGAAAAGGAATACATAAGTCTTCTGTGGAGAAGTAAGCCATATAGGTTCTGCTATTGAATTTGTCAAAGTCATATTCTATACCTACAAATTTATACAAGGTTGTATCAAAGAATTCCGTACTTGCATAGACTTCTTGCAAGAGGTCATGATTTCTTCCTTTGTCCTCTGCGTGTCTTTCTTTACAAAATTGTTTAAATACTTCCTGTATAGTTTGTGTCATAAGTTTATCTCCGTGTGTACTTATCTATCCAAGCCAAGCTCATATCTTGCTTAATAGGTTGTGGTTCTTCTTGTGGTTGTGGTTGATTTACCTGTGAGAGTTCTTCTGTGATTTGTTTAATAGCTTGTGCATTGTGTGGGTTTACTTCTTTTATTTCTTCCTTAGGTTCTTCTTCCGTTGTGTCTATGAGTTCGTCTTTTTCATAAGGGTTGAGATAAATTCCTACTTTCATTTGTCTGTCTTTGTAGTCGTGTGTAGGATAAATTTTAACTTCCTGTTTAAAAAAGCTCATGTTGACGTCGGAGATAATGACTTCGGAGTCCAAAGTTATTTCTGGATTCCGAGCCATTATTTCTTCTAAGGAGTTAAGTAAACTTTTTATTGTAAATTTTTTGTATTGATTGTTTGTGCATTTCATTTTATTTTAACTTCCTTTTGTTTTAACTGTTTACATTATTAGTATAACAGATTTTATTTTAGTGTTCAAGGTTATTCAAGTTCCCCTGTGATTGCATTTCTAAACCCTTCACGGATTTCGTTTGTAATAAGGGTGTCAATAATGAAGGATTGAACAACTTTAATAGTGGTTGTTTGTGATAAGTCTAAAGGTTCACCTGTTGATTGCAGAGAGTTAATTGCCGTGCAAGTGTACTCTATAACTTCTTTATTAGATAAGTTTTTAAATACTTTGAGTGCCAAGTTTTCTACGGCATCCACGTCTACGGCATAGACGTCTCTCCATTCTAAGTGGTAAGGGCAGTCCTCACCGTCAGCAGACATTCCCCAAAAGTTTCCTGTGAGTTCGTCTCCGTCAAGTTCTACTTCTGTAATAGTAATTTGGTCTCCGTGTTCTTCAAGATAGTCAGCCAAGTCTTCGTCGTCTGTGCCTAAAGAAACATAAACTGTATTTCCAACTTTTAAAGATTCTTCTGTAAAGTTTGTAGTAACATTGTCTGTCATGATTTTAACTCCTTTGTTTTCTGTTTACATATTTATTATAACAGATTTATTATTTAAGTTCAAGGTTATTTTATTTCGCACCATGCTTTGTCTGTTGTGGCATAGGTATCACGGTCTTTATCATAGTCTGATATATCTTTCCACTTCTGTAATTCTTCTGCGGTAACAAAAAGTTCTTTTATAACAGGGTTTGATTCCGTCCAATTCCATATTTGTATCTTGTGCATGGTCTTGTCTCCTATACATATAAGTTTTGTACTTCTTGAAATTCAAGTGGTACTTCTATTTCAACTCCGTCGGGTAAGTCCTTTGTAAGTCCGTCTATACAATTCAAGATATGTTGTTCACGTTCTTCACGTTTCTTTAAACCCTTCTTGTCATAGACTTCTTCAACGTCTTCAAGTTCCATAAGAGTTCTGCATGCCTTAACAAATTTCTTTGAGTACTTTTGTACTTCTTCATCACGACTTCTAAAGGTTCTCAAGACATATTCTTCCATACTAACAAGACGTACAAATTCGGGTTCTACGTCTATCCAACGTTGTAAGTGTGGGTGTTCTATTGAGATTTCTTCCGAGCCAAGAGCAAAGCCAACTTTAACAGAGAGCATGTGTCCATAGGTTTCGGGCATTCCTTCTTTATCATAGTTTTGTGTAACTTCAACGAGCATAAGTCCGTTGTTGTTATCTGTTTGTCTTCCGTATCTAACTCTGACCTCTTGTCTCCATATATCCTCATTCGGATCATCTGTAGCAACTTCTTTGTTTGTAATATAGTTATTGTCAGTATTGCTCAAAGGTTCAAAGGTAAAGAAATAGTCTATAGGTAATTTATTCTTTTCTTTTAAGTCTCCTATGTAGAAAGACTCAAGACTTCTATTCATAGGGTAAGCTAACTTTAATACTTCTTGCATAAAGATAGAAGGCATTACTTTACCTATACCCCATTGGTGATGAATGAGTGTGATTGTACTTCTATTGTTTCCAAAATTTTTCTTTAATAATATTGCGGTTCTTTGCCCCATGATTTAACTCCTTTGTTTTATCTGTTTACATATTTATTATAACGTATTTTATTTTTAAGTTCAAGGTTATTGTAACATTTCCTCAATGGTATCCATGAGTTCAGCTATATCCTGTCCTTCACTGTTATACCATTCACTCCAACCTTCGTCAGTTCCCTTGTCTCCTTCGGGAAGGTCTGTGTCGTCATAGACTTCCAAGCCAAAAGCATTGAAGGATACACTCGGATTATGAAGGTCTTCGTCTGCCCATTGTTCTATAAGTGCAATAGCTTGCATAGGACTTGTAACATTTCCTTGATGGGCAATATGTCCGTTTCTTATATGGTATACTCTTAAAGTTCCGTTTTCTGTCATGATTTTAACTCCTTTGTTTTCTGTTTACATATTTATTATAACAGATTTATTATTTAAGTTCAAGGTTATTTATTTTCTTCTCTGTCTTTCATATACTGTAGGATTTGTCCTACATACTTTTTAATTTTAGGTCTTGCTATATACATTTGTTTGAGTGAGAGTTCCTGTCCTCTGCGTAATTGCATAGCAAAACTTGATAAGACTTCCACGTCAAATTTGCTAAAGCCTTTTCCGTTTACAGTCTTTGTAGTACCCATGTATTTTTCTTCGTCTGTTTGAAAACTATAGATAAGAAGTATTGCACGGTACACGGCTTTGTCATTCCTGTCTAATAAGTCTTTGAGACTTTCCTTATCCCAAGCCTTGCCATTTACTATAACTTGTTCTGATTTCTTCTTCTTCCTTTGGTCTTTGATTCTGTCAAACATTGATTAGTCCTCGTCCATGTTAGCTACAACTTTATTATAGATTGTATGTAAGTCTTCCTTATAAGATTTCAAGTGTGCCTGTACTACTGCATTGTAGTTATCTATGTCTCTTATTTCTTTTAATAATAAAGAGAATAAGATATCTCTTTCTTTTTCAGTTAGTTCTAAAGGTTCTTTCATTAGTCGTCTCCTTCCGAAAAGTGAATATTTTCGTCGTACTCGAATTCTATTGTAACTTTAACAGGTCTGTAACCTTGTCCTTCATAGTTCAAGAGAAGTTCTTTCTCGTTTCTATTTGTAAAGATTTGAATACTTCTGCTTGCCGTAGGTACATTTATTTCTTTGTTTGTTAGGAGAAAGTTTAATTCGTCTCCTGTTAATTCTACAGTCCTTGCCATAGCTTTAACTCCTTTGTTTTTCTGTTTACATTATTAGTATAACAGATTTATTATTTAAGTTCAAGGTTATTCTTCTTTGCTTGTTTTAAGCGGTTTCCAACCATTTGCTTTTCTTTTTTCTGCATATCTTTGTAAAGTAGCTTTACCTTTGTCAGACTGTAAATATCTTTTAGCAATTTCTTTATACTTGTCTGTCTTTACATATTCTTTTCTGTATGCTTTGTACTTTTCACTTTGTCTGTATTGTTTTTGTTGTTCTTTGAATTTGTCAGAGTGCCTGTATTCATTTAATTTGTCTTTGTATTCTTGAGTTCTTCTGTAAATAATTCCTTTGATTTTAACAGAAATTTTCTTGCACGCATCACAACAATACTTTTGATTTGGTTTATCAGTTGTAAAAGTAGTGTGGCATATAGGACATTCCTTAGTTATGCTACGTCCTGCTTTTTCTTTTGCACGTTTTTCTTTTACTTTCTTTTGATAGTATTGTCGGTTGTATTCTCTAATTTTTTCAATGTCTGTGTTCTTCCAAGCCATAGTGTAACTCCTTTCAAGTTAATATTCAGAGGGTAATAATAAAGTGTTATCCATAAGGTAGAATCTGTATGTGCCTACAGGTATTATTTTACAAAGGTCTCTTTGTTTCTTTTCGAATACTATAGGCATGTCTTTGTCTTCCCTAACTGTTATGTGTACTGTGTGCCTTTTATTTACTTCAATGTCTATGAATAAAGCACCAAGTTGTCTGTGTATTCTTTCCAAGTTATAAACGATAAGGTCTAATAGCCAAAAGCATTCACAAGTTTCAGCAAAGTACTTTATACCGTCTGTAAATATAATATGTGAGAAAGCTACAGGGTAGAAGTTCATGCTACCTATGAATTGGTCTAAGTTATTATTGAATTCTTCGTATGATAATTTTTCTGTGGTTGCCATTAGTCATTCTCCTGTACTTTGATTAGTTGAGAGGGGTAAAATACTTCTTCTAATAAAAAGCCGTCTTCGTCCTCTAAAGCAAACATTACATTACCTTCACGGTCTTTAGTTCTTGTAACTACTGTGTGGGTGTCGTCTCCTTCTGATAAGAGAGCTTTTATTTGTACTTTGTCATATAATTCTATTTGCATTTTGTGTGGTCTCCTTATATTTATTTCTTTATTTAAGGTGGTCTGCTTTAATTTCTTGAGGAATTTTATATTAGTTAGGTATTCTTTTATGTCCTTATATATTTTAAGTGCCTTCTTGAGCTTGTGAGTGGTCTCTAATTTTTAGAACCAAGCACGAACCTCGTAACTTTCCATGTCATTGTCTTCAATATTATTCTCTTTAATAAGTTCTTCAAGACATTTGATTTCATATTCTACGTCTGCTTTGTTTTTATCTAAAGTAGGAAGTTCTTCTTTAAGGTCTTCCAAGATTTTGTGGAAGTGTTTGCCATATACAGAAACAGTAGTACAGTTGTTTAATTCGGTGTAGTTCTGTATTTCTTCTAAGATTTCCCAGCAATTTCTTAAGTTTCCGATACATGTAACAGTCCAAGTGTCCTGTCCTTTTTCATTTGTTGTAAAGTTTGATTGTGTTCTGATTGTTAAGTCTAAGCCCATGATTTTAACTCCTTTGTTTTATTATACAGTGGGAATTTACTGTTTTGTGCTTGATGTTAGAAATTCCCGAAAGACGTTCGTCCGCATTTATTCTTTATACTCTGACGCATGTGCCAAAGAGTGTTGAGTTGTTTAATGTGTAACTCGCTTTTTGCTTTAACCACTTTGTACTTTTAATATAACATATTTCTTTTTAATGTTCAAGGTTATTTTTAATAAATTTCTATTCTTAGTCCTTTACTTGCTATAACTTTCAAAAATTCGATTTGTTCTTCCTGTGTCATATTGTTTTTAATATACTGTCCTACACAATACCCAAAGTCTTTAGGTAATAAGCCATAAGGTTCTGTAAGTTCTTTGGTACTTGTGTTTTCTAAGAAGGTTATAAGAGCATCTTGTTTATGCTTATTGAATTCTGATAAGCAGAAGTCATACTCCTCTGCAAAATATGGGTAGTCCTCTAAGAAGTCTTCTTTTGTATTTCTTATAAAAGAGCTGAAAGCCATAGTATCGTTCAAGAAATTAAATAATACTCCGACTTTTTCATCTACACTATAAGTTAAGTCTTCTTTAAGACTACTGTTTTCAATAGCATTATTTAGAAATTCTCTGATTGTTTCTCTGTCAATATTTGTATTAGTGGTATGTAATTTTATTGTGAAAGTTTTTTGCGTGTTCTCCATTTCCTTATTCTCCGTCAAAAACTGCTACCTTAAAGCATTTATTTTCTTTAAGACAGTCAGCTATAGTCTTTTGTAGTCTATCCTTATTTATTCCGTATAAGGTGTATTCTTCTTTGTCTAAAGAGTGATACTCGTATACTATAATTGCGTATGTAATTTCTTTTGTCATAGTTTAATTTCCTTCTATTTTATTAAGGGGAATGTGAGTACCTGTCGCTATACTCCAAAGGGGCGAATATTCCCTTCCATTCCTTATACTCTTAATATAACATATTTCTTTTTAATGTTCAAGGTTATACTACTAAGATGAAGTCCAAGCCGTCATTTAGTAATAATTCTACTACGTCAGTTCCTAAAGAATTGTTAAGGTCTTCCAATAGTTCTTCTTTAGTAAAGTTGTATTCTTCTGCATTATCACCTTCAAGGTCTGCAATAAGGTCTTGAATAGTGTCAGCTAAGATTTCTGTTGTGCCGTAGTCAGTTCTTTGTACGATTTGGTCTCCGTATTTAGTGTCTAAGTTTCCAATTTCGTCAAATTCCATAAAAATAACTTTGTTGATGTACATGATTTTAACTCCTTTGTTTTAACTGTTTACATATTTATTATAACAGATTTATTTTTGATGTTCAAGGTTATTCTATACTTCTTGATAACTTGCCCCATTATCATATAGTTCTTGAAGTGCAGAGAATAAGTTATCTCTGTCTGTGTATCTTATGCTAACTCTGTTTCTTTCAAGTCCATAAGTTTCAATAAGTTCTACTTTAGTTCCTAAGTTTCCGTCAACGATTTCTTCTACTTCGTTGTAAGGAATATCTTCTATTAAATATTGTGCGTGTTCCATAATTTTAACTCCTTATAAAATATCTGATAAGTAGTCTTCAAGTGCCTTGCTAATGTCTTTTATACTTTTTATATTTGAAGTAGTAGAGCCTGTGGAATTTTCTTCCGCTATAAAGACTTTGTATTGTCCGTCTTCTACAAAAATGTCTACTTGTAAAGAAATGTCGTTAATTAGTTTCATGATTTTAACTCCTTTGTTTTAACTGCTTACATTTATATTATAACAGATTTTATTTGTATGTTCAAGGTTATTAAGATTTATTAAGATTATATATCCTTTATCCTTGTAATAATATGCTGATTAGGGTATGTAGGGGTATTGTATAAGTCTCCGACTTCCATGTTATTTATATCTTCTATTTCTTCTTTACTATACCCATTCCCAAGAGTAAAGAATTCTATACCTTTAATTTCTGTTATGTTTTCTGTGTGGAATACTTCTTTATCCCATATACATAAAAATTGTTTCATAGTTTAACTCCTTTGTTTTCTGTTTACATTTATATTATAACAGATTTATTATTTATGTTCAAGGTTATTTTATATTATATGTATTTCTACGATATGAGAGGAGAGAAGGTCTACAGTATAGTCCTCTGTGTACTCCCTATCCCCATTTTCTCCTTTATAAGAAATAAGGATAGGCATGTCTTCACCTTTAAACCGTTCTTGACATAATTCTAATTCATGTATAAGTTCACTAATAAGCATAATTTTAAATTCCTGTAAATAATTCTATTTCCTTAAGTAGTTTAAAAAAGTTAAGTGTTTCAAAGTATCCCATAATATGAGATTTGCTTTCAAAGTAAGAAGGTGCATGATAATGTAAAGTAACCTCAAACTGTCTTTCTTTCTTCTCATTATTAGGTGCTTTGTTAATAGTATAATAAGTAAGTCCGTCAATTCGAGAACTTATTGAACCTTTTTCAGAAGAAATAATTCCTAAGATTTTACTTATTTCTTCTTCTGTAAATATAGTTTTGTTGGAAGGTGTGATAATTTCTTTCATGATTTTAACTCCTTTGTTTTATACTATTATTATAGCATGTATTGTATTTAAGTTCAAGGTTATTTTTCTATATTATATTAAAGGTAAGTTTACTAATTTGTCTTTAATACTTTGTGCAAATTTAATACTTCCCTCATTTCTAAGGTCATAGTTTTCAGTTTCAGATAATTCCTTAAGCCATGCTATACATAACTTAGTAAATTGTTGTTGAAGTGTCCTGTGTTCATAAGACATGAGTCTTGCAAATTCCTTGTAGTCAGAACTATAGCTATTTACATAATTACTGATTTCTTTAACAATATCTGCGTCTACAGTTTTCATAAGATTTAACTCCTTTTGTTTTCTTATACTATTATTATAACAGATTTCTTTTATAAGTTCAAGGTTATGAAGGTTATTTTATTTCCTTTGATTTTCTTCTTCGTCCGCATTTATATAATTCCTACTTGTATAAGCATCCCCTCTGATAGCAGATAAAATTCTGTTATAGAAAGCAGAAGTAGTATAAAATTTCTGATATGCTCTCATTACATTGTCTATATTTGAGCCTATAATTCTTAATACCTCTGTATGAGAATAGTCCAAGTCCTCTGACTGGCATATATCCATAGTAAGATAATACCTGTTATTAGAATAAGTAAGTGCTATGTATAAAGTATCTCTGTTATTTATAGTATGAGATATATTATTTCTATTCTTGAATATATTCTCTATTTCTAAAGGCATAGTATATTTAATAATAGCAAAGATATTATCCTGTTGTATGTTAGATATATAAGAGTATATAATACCTCTGTGTTCTTCCTGTATATGGTGTATAGATTTATCTTGCATGTATATAGTATGTATTCCCATAAGTATTTAACTCCTTTTATTTTGTTAAGTGTTCTACTTGAATATTTGTTAGTTTATAGATTTCATAACCTATGCTTTCATAGTATTCGATAGCATCCTCTAAGGTGCAAATACTGTCATAGCCAGTACAATAAGCAGAGCAGTCAGCATTATTTATTAGTGCTTTTTCAGTTAAGAGTTCGTCGGGTTGTGATGAGTAACCTCTTGAGTATCTTAATAGATATATTGTACCTGTTGACTCCATGCTTTCTATAATATTCATAGTATTTTAACTCCTTTTGTTTTTCTTATACTATTATTATAACATGTATTGTATTTATGTTCAAGGTTTATTTTTCTTTACTTGCCATAATTTCTTTAATAATAACTTTCATATAAGGTTCTAATTGTTCCCTTATAGCAGTTTCTTTTTCTTCTTTGTTTTCCCTCTCTATTTCTCTGTCATAGTTTCTTTTGTTTATATTATAGACTTCTTCCATACCTTGAACTAAAGACTCGTCTAAAGAATTGTTATGAGTAGAAAAATAAGAATTCCTTGTAAGTACCCATACATCTCTATAGTCTTCACTTATCATAATATAGTGTCCTTTAAAGAAAAAGATATGTCTAGGTTTTTCTTCTTTAGGTCTATAGTCTTGTCCTGCTCTGTCAAGCATGTATTTATTTTTCATATTGTCCATAAGTATTTAACTCCTTTTGTTTTCTGATTTCTTATACTATTATTATAACATGTATTGTATTTATGTTCAAGGTTATTTCATGTAGTATAGTCAAAGGGGTATGAATACATTATCCCATAAAATATGAAGAAAAGTAAAGAATGTACCTTTTAGATATATCGTGTAGATATATGAAAAGTGCGGAAATTAAGAATAGATAAGACTTGTGGTAGTAATATGTATCGGATAGATATATCTATGAGGTATATCGTGTAGAGAGGTTTGTAAAGGTTTGTATCGGGTAGATATAAAATAGGTGGAATAGTAAGTATAGCAAGGGATTTGGGTGAGAGGTGTAAGGAATGAGTGTATTTTGGTGGATTATTAAGAAGTGTAAAGTAACTGTGGTTGTAAGGGAAAGTGGGTGCGGTGGCATAAAAAAGCAAGCCCTGTGCCTGTTTTCAGGACTTTCTGTAATTTTATTCAGTTTATCTGTAACATTTCTCTTGTTACACTATATAATTTAATATGTACTTTGGAATAACTTTTATTTGATTTTGCATGTATGTTCTCATGGTGTTCTCTTATATATATGCATGTATATTCTCATGGTGTTCTCTTATACATGTATATATGCACTATTGCATTAGCTCTGTGGGGTTGCATAAGGTTCTCTGTGTCAGAGGAGTGGTGCATAGCTTTACAGTACTTATGCAAGGTGCAGTTATATGCGGTGGGTTCTTCCTGTTGGTGTGGTGTTATGTATATAGTATAATGTGCTATGTGTAAGGTCAGTTCGTTTTGTGTTATACTTAACCATTACATGATTAAGTATAACACAAAATAGGTATAATAGTCAAGGTTATTTTAGAACATGCTCATGTAAATTTGTCAAGGTTATATAAGAAAACTCACTTACTTTTGCTATCTACCAGTGTAACAAAGAGAGAGTGGGTACGAAATATCCCGAAGTATAAAAGTAGATAAGTAAGTGAGAAAGAATAAGGGACAAAGAACTCTTATATTCTCTTATTTAGTTTTTCTACTTTTATAATGTAATAAATATAAAGCCTGTAGCGGATAACTACAGACTTCAAAGCTCTTTTTATATTATATATCTCTTGAGCTTTCTTAAAGAGAGAGAGTTTTAATTTTTAGCCTTTTTATTATATCACCTATTTTAAAGTGTGTCAAATTATTTAATCAAATTTAATTAAGTTTTGTTAAAATCTATGGGGAAAGCCTTATGGTGCAAGGGTTTGAGAGTGCAAAATAAAAATCATTCTATGGCAAAGCTCTTGTGGTGCAAGGGTTTTCCCAGAGGTTGATTTTGAAATTGCGTATGGCTTTACCCTCTCATAGAGAGGGTTTCACCAGTGTAAGCATATAGAATTGAGGGGTTGCAAAGCCTTATGGGGAAAGAGTTTCCCCAGGACTTTTATCTATTAAATTTAAAATCTACTTCTCTTTGAGCCTTCTCTAATACTTCCGAAGGTACCCAAATTTGGAAAGGACAATCGAATTGTTCTACCTGATAGATTTGAACAAATCCATTATACTTATGTATAAATTTATCTACCCATTCTTCTGATACATTATTTACAAAGTATCTGTCAGGTGCAAAGGAGAAGTTATCACCTTCAATTAAAGAGTATCCTAATCCTTCTATTATAGATTGGTCAACTGTTGGTTTAAGAGCCTGTCTTAAATCATCCTTAGCTCTTTCAATCAAAGATTCAATTCTGTATTCTGAATTTATGCAATCATCACAAAGCATCATTCCTTCTTCTTCTACATAAGTAAGGTCGCCCCAAGTGTAATCAAAAATTCTTCCGCAATCATCGCATTTCATGTATTGGTCTGTGAATACATATTCTACATTAACTATAGTAAGTTGAACTGAAGGTTTAAGTAATCCCTTCTCTGCTAAGTCTCTTAATTTAGCATAAGGGGATTTAATAAAGTTTCCCGTCTTCACCATTCCTTCACCTTCTACATAGGTTCTTTCGTCTTTACCTTCAACCTGTTCCCAAGTGTCGAACATTATAGCAGTTTCACCATTCTCTAATTCTCCGTAGTCTGTTATAATATCCTGTTCCACTAATTTGGATAGGAAGTTATAGTCTATTTCAGGTTTTTCAATACCGTCTAATAGGTTTGTGAGTTTATCCTTAGAGTCTTGTAATACTGTGGCATATTGGAAGGATTCCCAAGTTCTGTTACCCCAGTTTACAACAGACAGGCATGAGTCTATTGGTTCATTATTTTTGTAGACTTCGCATATATGTTTAAAGCCTGTGTTTGCTGATGCAGTTGTGCATCTGAATTCGTAACCTGTAAAATTTTCGTCTGTGAAAGTTGTCATAGTTTGTACCTCATTTCTTTATTGCTTACATTTATATTATAACAGATTACCCTTGCATGTTCAAGGTTATTAACAGGCATGGATCTGAGAACATGCCCATGTAAATTTGTCAAGGTTATTTCCATAACTT